GTGGCGCACGTCTTCGGTGAACGCACTCTGGCCACACTGGAGCGTCTTCTGAGCCTGCTGTCGGCCTTTGAGGTCGTGGTATGGATGACGGATGGCTGGCCGCTGTATGAATCACGCCTGAAGGGAAAGCTGCACGTTATCAGCAAGCGTTACACTCAGCGCATTGAGCGACATAATCTGAATCTGAGACAACATCTGGCAAGGCTGGGACGGAAGTCACTGTCGTTCTCAAAATCGGTGGAGCTGCATGACAAGGTCATCGGGCATTATCTGAACATAAAACACTATCAGTAAGTTGGAGTCATTACCCAAGTAAATAAAAACCCGCTCAACAGCGGGTTCGTGAAAATTATCAACGGCAGACATACAAAGCCCATCGTTGAGAAAATCTTATCCATGTTTTTTGAAAAATGCAAGCTTCATGTCGCCATCTTCGGCGAAAATCACTTATCTCGTCACCTTTCTCAATTGTGTTTCAGCATATGCTTCTTCCTGCCAGCACTTTGTTACTAGTTTATCAATTACGTCTGCATATCCTTTGTACCACTGATAATCAGTCAGGTCTGGAACCAGCTTCTGGACATGACGTCGTGCCAGTGTAGTTGGTAAACGGCTAAACCGGTTTCCATTGCAACGCCCACAAATCTTATAAACAGGCGTGCCATGAAGCCGGGTCCTTTTTTCATCCAGGACAATACCTTTACCCTTACACCCTCTGCACGCTGTGCTGACTTCTCCCTTACCATGACAATGCTGACATAGTTCCTTCACCCACTCTTCCTTGATAACAGATTCCCCGCTTCTGGAGTGTTTCACCACCTCGCGCAATACATTATGAAATCCAGTACCAGCACAATGCTCACAGCGAGCCTTACTTGCCGCAGACCTAGAATAATCAGCAAAGGCAAAATTCACAAGGTAAGGAATGATCTGTAGCCGGGTTTCTTCACTCAATTTATTCAATGTCGGGTTATCCAGTGCCATCGCGTAATTGAGCAGACCTTCAATCGCAAACTGAGGATCCTGAACACCAACTTTTGCCAGGAATAAGGCAAACCCAAGCGGTGCTTTCGACTGCACCATCCCCTGCGCAGCCATCACATCCGTAATCGTTAAACCACCAGAGCCTGTCGCCGGTGCGTCATCGCTCAGTTTTGGAGATTTCGGGGAGTAATATTTCGGTAAGGCTTCAAGGTTCATGCTCGTTCTCCACTTACGCCAGTACGCCTATTGCCAGCGCACGATCGATAAAACGAAATATCAGCTCCAGCTGGGAACCATACTTCTCTTCAAATGCCACGGTATCCGCATGCAGCTCGTCGTGATGCTTTCTGCACAAAGGCAACACAAAGAGGTCATGCGCTTTTGTACCCATTCCCCCTGACCGTGGCCTATCAGGTGGAGGGGATCATCAGCAGGCTTTCCACAACATGCACACGGCTGTGTCTTAACCCAGCGTGTGTACTTTTCATTAACCCAGCGGCGACGTTTTGGGCGTAACATAAAAGACTCCGGCGACTCCGGATCCACTTTCAGCGCCAGCACCTTTTTCACCTTATCCTGGATGATGCTGGTGGCAGGAACCGAAGGCACAAGGTCACTTTCCCGGGTGACAGACGGCACAACAGGCTTCGGTAATCTCAGTGCCTTACGGGCTGCACTTTCCGGTAAGGCATCCGCCAGGTCATTACGAATCAGCCACCAGCACAGTTCCGGCATTGTCACAACGTGACTATCATCAAAACCGAGATCCCGACGCACAACAGACAACACCCAGCGGGCACAGTTATCCGTTGCCATTGATTCCAGCCGTTCCGTGAACTGATCGCGCAGCTGGTTATCGCAGTGCCAGCACAGACGGATTGCGCCGGCGCGTGTCGCATTGTTGTCATGTTCTCGCTGTGCCAGTCGGAATGAGGCCACTGGCAGCCTTTTTCACGAAGTAACCAGCTTTCAAGACATTCCACGCCACCAGCACGACGGATCACTGCCTCATTGCGGAACACGGCCCGAACGTCAGGATCATCCGCCAGCGGTTGTGATGCCGCCGGAACAGCACCACTGGCGAAAGATGAATAACGTTCCGGCTCAGGCTCCAGCAGGACACGCCCCTGCATAAACAGGGGCATCAGCTCTGAACTTGGTCTGAACAATACGATCCCCATACGCGGGGCAATTTCAGGGGCAGTAGTGCTCTCACGGTCACCTCAATGAACGGTATCGAGCAGCTTTAACAGCTCAGGGAATCGGGATTCGAAGAAATGCGGCTGCGTCTCACGCGGATTTGCGGGACTGGTGATATTCTTGCCGAACATGCAGCCTTTCGCTGTCAGCGACCAGAATTTTTTGATGTTGTTAATCGCTGTACGGCTGTATCGTTCGCGCTGTTCGACGATCCCCAGCTTCGCCATCTGGTGATATGCCTGATTAGCCGTAAGGCGGATACCATACTGCTTCAGCAGTGCACTCAGTGACAGCGTGGGGCGGCTTGAGCCATCAGGCGCGTCAGCAGGAGCATCAATGGCATAGCGCGGTGCCAGATTCGGTAAGCCAACAGCCTCCTGGAGTTTCTGACAGGCTCCAAGCACTGAAGAGTTAGACAGGTTTAATTCCCGGCGCATAAAGTCCAGCAGAATCACACCAGCCTGCATCTTGTCAGCAGTCTGTCCGGATAATTTTTCCGGTGCACTGGTTACCATGTCGAAAGTACGGATCACCTTCAGATGGAATGACGGGCTGATCCACATTGCATAGGCATACACCAGTTCTTTGCAGACATACGTCCCTTGGTTATTTCCGCCACGAATAACGTTAACTGGTTCTATATTGACCGAGTTGCAAATCTGCAACTCGCTTATTAAACGTTCAGTTTGCTCATTGCGGAGCCAGAATGCAGGCTTATGCTTATCCAGAGAACCAGCAGCCCTGTGCAGATCGTTCAGGCTGTAACGCCCATAAGCATCACGACGAACTTCAATTCCATCAATAACCATCAGATTATTCATACTTCGTTTCTCCTCTTAATCAGGCTGCTGCACCCGCCGGTTTCTCGTACTTACTGATAGTGATCTCGACCTTCCCTTCCGGGATAACCGGTCCCCACTCCACCAGCATTCTTTTCACCTGACTGTCGTCTTCCCACACACCCGCGTGGGTCAGGGCGTCAAACAGCGCCTTGTTATAGTTGTTCAGATCGCGGATCCGGTTATCCGGAGGAAACAACACGATCTCCACTGAAGCAGGTGCCGACGTTGGTTTTGGCAGACGACGTAACTGCTCAACTATTGCTGCACACGCCGCGCTCTGGAATTTGCGCCCCGCTGCGCTTATCAGGCTCTTACCAGCAAACGCCCCTTTGTTGGGGTGTCGCCAGTACGTGTTCACGCTGGGCGGAAAAGGCAGTATTAGCTTCATACTTTCAGGCCCCTCTCATGTAACCAGTGGGCTGCACGCAGCTTGGCGTTTTCCTCACCGGCAAGCAGTGAGCGGATAATCCCGACCGCCTCGCTGTCGTCGTCCTTCACCGCGGTATGAAGAGTGATACCACGGGCCACACCACGCTTTATCGTGATGACGCCTTTTTTCTCCAGTGCTCTAAGATGCTCCACCGCTGCATTCACTGAACGGTATCCCAGCATGGTTGCCACCTCCTGATTGGTTGGCGGGAAGCCACGTTCTTTCTGGTAAGAAATCAGCATATCCAGCACCTGCTGCTGGCATTGAGTTAACGTCGTCATGCCGCCATCTCCCTGACAAGTTTTTCTGCCTGCTGGCGAACTTGCGCCAGAAAGGCCTCACCACATGCCTCAAGTTCATCGCGCCCGATGTAGCTGATTGCCGGTCCCTTCCAGGTCTTGTCGAAAACGGCAATAGCACCAGCGAAGAAAGCACCGGTTGGCACCTGCTTCTCGTCTTTCGGGATAAACCAGGCAGGCAGTTCAAAACCAATACGCCCGCGAATAAAAGCAATATGATCCGCATCTTCCGGCCACCACACTTCGCTGGTGGCAGCTTTGATCAGGAAAACATAGCGCCCGCCCTTATCACGCATGGCACTGGCATGTTTCATGATGTAACGCATGCCGGTGATGTATTGCCCCTCATGCTGACTGGCGCGGCTGTATGGAGGATTTCCAAAGGCAGCACCTTTAAGCTCCGCAAGACGTTCTGACCAGTCATGCGCCAGCGCGTTGTCTTCCGCCGTGTAATACGCGGCACATTTGGCGTTATCACCGTCAGTAAACAGATCCAGAACAAACGGGCCAAACAGGGTGTTAATTCCCCAGAAAATGTTGTCCGGTGTGCGCCACTGATCGCCCACTTCCTTCAGTTCATGGGCTGGTTTGTTTCGCAACTCCACCAGCGCCTGGCAATATTTATTACTCATTAAGCCCCCACGTAATTCCCTGACAGATACCACTCATCACCCGATACAGCGCGCTTGCTGCTTTTCCGTAAGCACCGCTCACGACGCGCCAGAAAATTGTTTCGTTCTGGCTGGGAGTGGCTTTCACGGAATGCCGCCATCCACACCGTTGCAGCACGACGGTATAAGCCCCTGGACTCCAGTTCTTCAGCCTGGCGGGTCAGGCACAAAATCACCCGGGACCGTTAGTGCCGACATAGAAATTGCGCACAGGTCTGGTTTCTCGAACTGATTGTGGTCCCGGTTCCTGCGCTCTCTCAGTCAGGCGCGGGAAATGTCTGCGTGTATCTCCTTCACAACGGTGAGCCACACGCCCACTCTGACGTAACTTGCTTGCAGACTGCAGAACGCGCTGCCGTGAGTAACCTGCAAAAGCATCCGCAATGTCTCCGGAAGTACACCCCGGATGGGCTTCAATGAATTTCTGAACGTCATTCAAAAGACTCATGCTCACCCCCTGAATCCTGCCGGGATCTGGCTGTAGTCCACGTTGTCGTAACTGGCTTTGAAGTACGGGTCTTCACGTTTTTCTGTGTGCGTGCTGACGGACGGCGATAAGCGCAGGGAAAGCTCATCCCATTTTTCCCGCAACTTCGACGGGCTGAGCACGTTACGGCACCAGAACGGATCGCGGCTGACGCGGCTGTACATCTCGCAGATTTGTTTGTGAGTACGGCCATCCTGTACACACATCAGGCGAATTTCGTTTGCCCAGGCTGTCCAGTTCGGTTCTTTGGGACGAACCACCTCGCCGTCACATTCGGCAGCCTGCTCGTACAGGGCGATGATTTTTTTCCAGAGCCACTGTGCGCAGGTCAAATCATCCTGCGTCCCCCACTGGCGCTTTTTAGGGCTGAATACAACCGCATCAGGATGGCGAGTTAAAAAATCCTGTTCAGCCGTCTGCGTGTCCGGTTGCGAAGCGTCCGGACGAGAAGGTTTTTTATCTGACGGATCATGTTTTGATTTTACTGACGGATCCCCGCCAGATTCTGACGGGTGAAAACCCGCTTTTTTGTAAGCGTGCAGCAAGAACCGTATTGACGGGGATGTGTTATTCAGTCGGCAGTGCTACGCGCCAGGGGAGCAGTTCGCCGACCCGGTTTATCGGCCAGTCGGCTATGACGTCAAGTACATAGCGGAGGTAGCTTTCTGGCTCCACTCCGTTCAGTTTGCACGTCCCGATCAGGCTGTACAGCAGCGCTCCCCGCTCTCCTCCATGATCCGAACCGAAGAACAGGTAGTTTTTGCGGCCCAGACTGACCATCCGCAACGCATTTTCAGCGATGTTATTGTCCGCCTCAGCCCAGCCATCATCTGCATAGTACGTCAGCGCCGGCCACTGGTTCAGGGCGTATGCGAACGCTTTCGCCAGTTCTGAGTGTCGCGACAGGGTTTTCATCTTTTCACGCAGCCAGCTTTCCAGGGATTTCAGCAGCGGTTTCGTTTTCAACTGACGTTCGGCAAGGCGCTGCTCCGCCGTCATTCCCCTTATCTCTGCCTCGATGGCGTACAGTTCGCCGATCCGTTTCAGCGCTTCCTCCGTCAGGGCTGACGGGGTGCGAACGTGCACATCGTGGATTTTACGGCGGGCGTGAGCCCAACAGGCGGCTTCCGTTATCCGGCCATCCCGGTACAGCTCGTTGAACCCGGCGTATGCATCCGCCTGCAGTACACCACTGAACCCCGCAAGATGGGTCTGCGGATGGATGCCTTTTCTGTCCGGGCTGTAAGCGAACCACACCGCCGGCGCCAGCGTTGACCCGGCGTTACGGTCGTCACGAACGTAGGTCCATAACCGCCCGGTCTTCGTTTTCTTATTGCCTGGTAACAGCACCGGGACAGGCGTGTCATCAGCATGGAGCTTACCGTCAGTCAGCACATAGTCCTGAAGCGCTTCTTCCAGCGGTGACAGTAGCCGGCAGCATGCATCCACCCAGCCCGACAGCAGTGAACGACTCAGCTCCACGCCCTGGCGGCCGTACATTTCAGACTGGCGGTACAGCGGGGTGTGCTCTGCATACTTTGAGATCAGCACGCGGGCCAGCAGCCCCGGTCCTGCGATACCCCGCTCGATGGGCCGTGAAGGCGCGGGGCCTGCACGATGGCATCGCACTGAGTACAGGCATGCTTTTCACGTACAGTCCGGATAACCCGGAAGACGCTGCGCATCAACTCCAGCTGTTCGGCGGCATCCTCACCCGGATAGCTCAGTGAGCCTCCACATTCCGGGCAGCATGACGCTGCCGGCAGCAGCCGTTTTTCATCGCGGGGGAGTGATTCGGGGAACGGTTTGCGGGTGCGGGTTTGACGCAGCGGGCGCTGCACGGCCGGGTCGTCAACCCGACCGGTAAGGGTATCACTTTCTTTCTGAAGTGCCTTCAGGTCAGCTTCCATCTGTGCGATACGACGGGAGACTTTTTCGGAGCGGCTGCCGAAGTTCATCCGGCGCAGCTTATCCAGCTGTGCCTGCAGATGGTCTATTTCGCGTTCACGCTCGTTCAGCTTTTCCAGCAGGGCACGGTTCAGCGCCTCCTGTTCGGCAAGGAGACGTTTCAGTGCATTGATATCGTCAGGAAGTGAGCTGCTCATACCGGGTATATTACCAGGCTCATTCAGCGTCGACCAGGATAAAGAGGCTTACAACATAGTCAGGGACGTAAGCAGTCTTTTAGGCTGCCGCCAGTCGATACCTTCAAGGAGCATCGCCAGCTGTGCCGGTGTGAGGAACACTTTGCCATCCCGGGCTGACGGCCAGGCGAAGCGGCCGCGCTCCAGCCGTTTGGTCAGCAGACACAGTCCATCGCCGGTAGACCAGAGGAGCTTTACCTGACTGCCATTACGCCCACGGAAGATAAAAACGTGACCTGACATCGGATCGTCTTTCAGCGTCGTCTGCACCTTTGCCGCCAGGCCGTTGAAGCCATTTCTCATATCGGTGATACCGGCAACCAGCCAAATTTTGGTCCCGGAAGGTAACGGGATCATCGCTTCAGTTCCTGTATCAGCAGAGTCAGGAGCTTTTCGCTGACATTGCCATTGAAGCGGAGCGTCCCGTGCCGGAACGTTACCTCACAGCTGATACTGAGGGTTTCCGGATCCTCTGCGAGCGATTCTGGCTGTTCGGCAGCTGCATCGAGAGTCACAGGAAGTAGCTGGGGGCTCTCTGAAGAAGGTAATAGCAGCTTTCCCTCGCGCCATTGTTGTCGCCATTTGAACAACAGATTGGCGTTAATGCCATTTTCAAGAGCAAGTTTTGAGATGGATATCCCGGGTTCACAGGAGGCAGCAACGAGCTGCTGTTTAAATTCGGGAGGATAATTAGGGCAGCCTTTTCGCCTGCCGGGATTCACATTTTTCTGCATATCTGACACTTTGGTTCCCACTACTTATTTGGTGGACACCACTTTGTCTAATTCGTCAGATTCTGACCAGACGGTTCAGGCTGTACGCTTACTTTCCAATGGGCACTCATGTTTATACGCTGACCTTACAATCAATCACCGCTTTTAAATTTTCAGCATTGCTTCCCTGACGCTTCCACGCGCTGTAAATATCTTTATCCCACGCTTTACCAGCTTTTGTTTGATAGCCTGCTTCATTGATCCGTTCAGCTATCACACGCCCATTATCAAATCCCTGTTGGATGGTATCGGCAATGATCTTTATAACTGCCGTTTCGTTATATGGCTTTGGTGGGATGTTCGGCTTTCCGGCAATAAGCGACGCAGCGGCTTTTTCCATGCGCTCCACCAGCCCAAGCATTCGTGAATCAATAGACTTTTCCGGCTGTCCCAGCTTCATGCGAATCGCATCAACAAGCCAGGAGGTTTTATCCCCTCCAGAAGCGAGAACAGACCGATTAAACTCATCCTGCAATTCAGATGGGATGCGGAACGCGATCAGATTAGATTTGCTCATTGCAAAGACCATATCAGTGAGTAATATCCATACAGTATACCACTGTATAACACTGTTATACGCTCAAATATCAGCCAGAAAATAACGGACCAATCACAAAGCTATCGCTGTGTTGTTGGTTCAGAGCTGGGCTGTGTTGGTTCAAAATGAGTTGATGTTGGTTCAATATTTTAGAAAAACATAATAAAAACAACGATCTTTACAAATTGAACCAACTGAACCAACTGAACCAACACCTTTTTGCTTATCTATATAATCTGAGAGGCAGAAATGATAAGGGACAGGAAAGCTGAAGAGCTGGAGTCAAAAGGGCTATACCGGAGAGCTGCCGCACGATGGATGGAAGTCATGCTGTTATGCACCGAGGACGATGATCGGGAATGGATAAAGCGCCGCCGTGAAACGTGTCTGGAGAACGTGAAGCGCCCGCCCGTGAAGGTTGAGGAATTTGGCGACCTGCATAAAGCTGTTACCGAAACGCAACACCGCATGGGGATAGCGCAACCGAACGGTAACGCCTTCCGGTTAAATGGCGGCAAGAGGCAAAGGTAGACCACCAGAGGGAAATCATCCTCTGGCTGGCGGTTTCTGGTATTTCGGGACAAGTACGCGCGCGCGTAGCACCCAATCGGTGAGGAAATAGCGGCGACCTGAATGGTCAAAATCACAACGCAGCTATCCCCGTAAGCAGCGCTTAACGGAATAGCAGTAACCTGAATCCAGTGGGGAGGGGGTAGTCAAATCTCTACAGCCCTGACTATCCGGGACTGCCCGCCCCATCGTTTTTTTATACCCGCGAAAAATGAAATTTAATCCGGGCGTGTTTCATCCTTCCAGAGGGTATGACGTATGACACCACGCGAAATAGCCTTATTGACCATCGCCAAACTTGAGCACGGAGGCCACCAGCTTACACAGGCAGATCAACGGGAGATAGAACGATCAGTTAATGCCGATATAGCCCGGCGCGACAGGTTCCGCGAAATGATGCGAGCACCTGCCTACCAGTGGAAGAAGCCAGCGCCGCGCAGGTAGATATGGGATTATTCCACATGTACCTTATGCGTATTAAGCAAATTTCCTTTATTCACCTTTACAGAATTGTGAGTACGTCAGTATCGTTATCCTTCCGATTCGCATTTATTCAGGATTTGCATGTACCAGCTAAAGATAACCATCCGAGACAGCAAACCACCTATATGGCGGCGTGTGCTGGTTCCAGAGCAAATCCCCTTTAGTAAACTTCATGCCGTGATCCAGTTAGCTTTTGGCTGGAATGACGAACACCTGTATATGTTCGAGAAAGGGCGTAAAGGTGATCCAGGTAGCGAGTATCGCGTATGGGGTGAGGATGAAAGCATGGGTAACGCGGCAATCACGCCACTATGGGCGGCGCTCCAGAATGAGGGTGACAAGCTGGTTTACACGTATGACTTTGGCGACTGGTGGGATTGCGTCATTGTGCTGGAGAAGCAAACACACGATACGAGTAATCAGCCCATTAGCTGCCTGCGTGGGAAAGGCACCACCCCGGCGGAAAACTCAGGCGGCTTGCATGGTTACAATGAATTGCTATTACAGGCCAGAGAGTCTGATAATCCTGAGCAGGCCGAGATCCACAATTTCCTGATGCTGGATATTGAACGCCGGGTTTACGACCTGAGCCGCATCAACGACAGATTGCAGGCTATTAACTGACCCGCATGTATTCACCTGATATTGCGTTGTCAGCGCCGCCAGTATCGCGCATAACAGCGCACTGACCGGGTAAACCGTAGCGCACGACCGTTGCGTTAGTATCACCGCCGCGCCGTATCTGGCGCGATTCATACACTGTCACCCGCTCAAGCAGTCCACCAGCAACCATGCTTTCCAGTGTGCGCCGGGTTGATTCGAGCTGGTGACGCTTATCGAACGACACCATGCCATGAAGCAGGTAGGCCACACCCGACACATCGAACGGCGGCGCACCAATCTCACCAGTCACCCATTCGAGGTTATCCGGTTCAAAGTAGCTAAGTATCTCTTTTTTGCGACTGGTCATTCTCATGGCTGGCTGATTCCTTATTGTGGGATAGCACTATCATACAATAAGTGGGTTAAAGGGAGAGCGTTACCGCCTGATATGCTGTATGAATAACAACCAAATTTCAGGGGCGGAAAAAGATATGGGGGTACTTTTGGGGGTATCTATAAAAAATGAACAATAAAAAAGGCAACAAAAACAAAGCTTATCGCCTATGTGTATTGTTCCTATTATCCATTTAAATCAATAAGTTACACATCATTAGTACGTTCCTTATTTCTTGACTGGGACAAATTTGGGACCGATGGGTTCAGAATCGAGTCTATTTGCCGTGCGTGTTCGGTAAGGTGATTAGGTGCGAGGTGAGCATATCGACGAACCATTTCGATAGACTCCCAGCCTCCCATTTCCTGTAACACTGATAACGGGACTCCGGCTTGAACCAGCCAACTTGCCCAGGTGTGTCTCAAGTCGTGAAATCTGAAATCATCAATACCTGCTCGTCTCAGCGCCGCTTTCCAGGCTGTGTTTGCGTCATACCGCATCTTCCTGACTGTTGGCGCTTTCGTTCCGTCTGGTTTGGTACAGCTTTCCTTATACACAAATACCCAACGGTGATGATTCCCGATTTGTTTTTTCAATACGCGACATGCAGTATCATTCAGCGCAACGCCAATTGCGCGGTTTGATTTACTCTCTTCCGGGTTTATCCATGCCACCCGGTGAGGTGTACTGGCAATAGCGGACACTACCATTTGTTCTTTTTTTAAGCAGCCATCTGATGATATTTTTCCCTGAAGGCTGCCGGGAGATATTCCCCAGACGAGAGTGACGACGCTGACGATTGTAGAAAATCTCAATGTATTCCCGTATTACTGAGATGGCTTCATCCCGGTTATTAAAACGATAGTGGCTCAGGCTCTCATTTTTCAGCGTTCCCCAGAAGCTTTCCATCGGAGCGTTGTCGTAACAGTTACCTTTACGCGACATTGATGTTTTCAGACCAGACTGCTCCTGTATGACCCGGTAATCGTATGCGCAGTACTGTGAACCTCGATCAGAGTGGTGGATTAGCCCGGCAGGTGGGCGCTGGCTCCTGAGCGCCATAAACAGGGCTTTACCTGTCAGCTCTTTTGTCATGCGCTCTCCCATGGCGTAGCCGACAATTTCGCACGTATAAACATCTTTGATGCCAGCGAGGTACAACCATCCCTCCTGTGTGGCAACATACGTCAGGTCCGCCACCCAGACCTGATTTGGTGCTGTAGGAGCGAACGTCTGGTTCTGAAGTGGCACACTGAATTTGGCCACCTGAACAGAGGTGATATGCTCACCTCAGAACAACACAGGTGCTCCAATGAAAAAAAGAAATTTTAGCGCAGAGTTTAAACGCGAATCCGCTCAACTGGTTGTTGACCAGAAATACACGGTGGCAGATGCCGCCAAAGCTATGGATGTTGGCCTTTCCACAATGACAGGATGGGTCAAACAACTGCGTGATGAGCGTCAGGGCAAAACACCAAAAGCCTCTCCGATAACACCAGAACAAATCGAAATACGTAAGCTGAGGAAAAAGCTACAACGCATTGAAATGGAGAATGAAATATTAAAAAAGGCTACCGCGCTCTTGATGTCTGAACCGCCCCGGGTTTCCTGGAGAGTGTTTTATCTGTGAACTCAGGCTGCCAGATCATCGTTTCCGATGGAAGCATAATAAGCTTTTTCTGCTTCTGCCGGAGGAGTATGGCCCAGCCTTTCCAGCAATCGTCGATTATTATACCAGTCCACCCACGTGAGTGTGGCCAGTTCCACTTCTGCACGGTTTTTCCAGCTCTTACGGTGTATTACCTCCGCTTTGTAAAGACCATTGATGCTCTCCGCCATCGCGTTGTCATACGAGTCGCCTGTACTTCCTGTTGATGCCAGTAATCCGGCTTCCTTAAGCCGCTGTGTGTAGGCCAGCGATACATACTGAGAACCTTTATCACTGTGATGGACCGTGCCGGACGGTCGACGGGCCCATAACGCCTGCTCCAGAGCATCCAGCACGAATGTCGTTTCCATGGACGATGAGACCCGCCACCCCACGATGTATCCGGCAAACACATCAATGATGAACGCCACATAGACGAAGCCCTGCCATGTGCTGACGTAAGTAAAATCAGCCACCCACAGCTGGTCAGGTCGTTCTGCCACGAACTGACGGTTTACGCGGTCGCCTGCGGCAACGGCTTTCCGGCTGATGGTCGTACGGACCTTTTTACCCCGGAGAACACCGGCAAGTCCCATAACCGCCATGAGACGTGCCACAGTGCATCTGGCCACTCTGATACCTTCCCGTAACAACTGACGCCAGACTTTACACACACCGTATACCTGATGATTCCCATCGTATACGCGCAGTATCTCTTTCTTCAGCCAGTCATCGCGCTGCGCACGGGCACTGCGTTTATCCGGATGATGTCGCTGTTGCTGACAGTGGTAATACGTTGACGGGGCAATATGCAGTTCACTGCATACCGGTCCGACCCCGTACAGCTTACGCAGCTTATCCAGCAGTGGCATCACTTTTTCCAGAGGCGGTCGAACTCCGCCTTCGCAAAATAAGCGGAAGCCTGGCGAAGGATATCGTTACTGCGGCGCAGTTCACGATTTTCACGTTCCAGCTCTTTCAGACGCTGACGTTCAGCGGTGGTGAGCCCGCCATCACCGCCTCCGGTATCCCGCTCATGCTGGCGAACCCAGACACGCAGAGTCTCCGGCGTACAGCCAATCTTTGGAGCAATGGAACAAATTGTCGCCCATTGTGAGTCATATTCGCCCTGACTTTCCAGAACCATACGGACTGCCCGTTGACGGACTTCGGGGGAAAAACGAGTATTTTTAGTCATCCTGTTTACCTCTTTCTCAGGAAGTTTAGTCTCCAGGATTCCCGGGGCGGTTCAGTCAGACTCCCTGAACAGTTCTCGATAATCGGGAAACTCAGAGCGCATTATCCTGTGGTCACACTCTGCCAAGTGTTCGGGGTTCATCGCAGCAGCTACAGATACTGGAAAAACCGTCCTGAAAAACCAGACGGCAGACGGGCTGTATTACGCAGTCAGGTACTTGAGCTACATGGCATCAGCCATGGTTCGGCCGGAGCAAGAAGCATCGCCACAATGGCAACCCGGAGAGGCTACCAGATGGGACGCTGGCTTGCTGGCAGGCTCATGAAAGAGCTGGGGCTGGTCAGCTGTCAGCAGCCGACTCACCGGTATAAACGTGGTGGTCATGAACATGTTGCTATCCCTAACTACCTTGAAAGGCAGTTCGCCGTGACCGAGCCAAATCAGGTGTGGTGCGGTGATGTGACCTGTATCTGGACGGGTAAGCGCTGGGCGTACCTCGCCGTTGTTCTCGACCTGTTCGCAAGAAAACCAGTGGGCTGGGCCATGTCGTTCTCGCCGGACAGCAGGCTCACCATGAAAGCGCTGGAAATGGCATGGGAAACCCGTGGTAAGCCCGGCGGGGTGATGTTCCACAGCGATCAGGGCAGTCATTATACGAGCAGGCAGTTCCGGCAGTTATTGTGGCGATACCAGATCAGACAGAGTATGAGCCGGCGCGGAAACTGCTGGGATAACAGCCCAATGGAACGCTTCTTCAGGAGTCTGAAGAACGAATGGATGCCGGTGGTGGGTTACGTAAGCTTCAGCGAGGCAGCTCACGCCATAACGGACTATATCGTTGGATATTACAGCGCACTAAGACCGCACGAATATAACGGTGGGTTACCCCCAAACGAATCGGAAAATCGATACTGGAAAAACTCTAACTCGGTGGCCAGTTTTTGTTGACCACTTCATATTAACCATCTTGCGAACATAAATGATCACAACGGACTTTCTCAGCAGGAAATTGCCGACATTCTGAAACTCTACCCGGACGCGTTTAACGCCGCTTAACGGAGACTGAAAATGAACATCGAAAAAAGCAGATTAATTTCTGAGGCCGCCCCTCATCTGAACGCCTCTCTGAGCACAATTAACGGTAATGAATTTGCCGCAATTGTCCCGGTTATTCCTGGTCATATCGGTGGGCGTGAAACCAATATTGTTAGCGCAAAAGCGTTACACAAAGCGTTGGGCGTGGGAAAAGACTTCTCTACATGGATCACTGATCGCATCTCTGAATATGACTTCACCATTGGGCACGATTACTCAGTCCATAAAACAATTTCCCCAAATTTGGGGAAAAGCCCGAATGGCGCGGCTTACAGCAAGATTAAGCAGTCTGGCAGACCCGGCAAAGACTATCTGTTAAGTGTCGGAATGGCGAAAGAACTGGCAATGATCGAACGCAATGATCAGGGTCACGCTATCCGCCGTTATTTCATCCAGTGCGAGGAAGAATTACAGCGTAGCGTGCCTGAAATCGCCGCACGCTATCGTCGCCAGCTAAAAGCCCGTATCAGTGCCGCAAACAACTTTAAGCCAATGTGCGATGCGCTGAATATGGCCCGTGCCGAGATGGGGAAAACGACGCAGCAACACCACTACACAAACGAGAGCAATATGATTTCTCGTATCGTTCTTGGTGGGCTAACTGCTAAGCAGTGGGCGCGGATAAATGGCTATTCTGGCGAACCTCGCGACCATATGAACGCAGAACAGCTTGAGCACCTCTCATATCTCGAAAGCACCAATATCACGTTAATTGATATGGGCATGGAATATGAGCAGCGCAAAGGAGAACTCACCCGCCTGTCGCAACGCTGGCTCGCCAAGCGTCTGGAGGCGCTCAATGTCTAAGCCAACAGGAACACCACAACCACAAAAACGCTACAAAGATGCCCACGGAGCACTCGTTACTGTCGAAAGCGTGTCTCACAACCGAGTGACGTTTTATCGCGACGGGTATCAATCGCCATGCGTACAACCGCTGGCGCGTTTCATGAAGGAGTTCGCGGAGGTTAACCAATGATACCCGTCCAGAAGAAGACATTTTCACTGGCTGGCATGTCGCCAAAATCCAGAAATATGACGGCAAAGTCAGGCATTAATACAGCAGATACAAGCAAAGTTTATCATTTGCTTGTGGTCGGAACGGATGCCTTAACCATACCAGAAATCTCGGGCGATGATATTAGCATTGAGAAGGTCAGCGGCTGCGCCAGAAAATTTCTGGTCGTAGATGATGTCTTCAGCTCGTGTAGTGACTCCACAAAAACATTCGTCCACGCGCGTGACGTTAACGAAATGAGCGCGATGTACTGTGCTTCTGGTTCTTCCAATAGTGAGTTTTCGGAGTCCATAAAAAAGAGCTTGCCGTTATGCGGCAACACGGTTTATGGTTATAAGGCACCTCATAAAACGGGTGCCGGGATTGGCGTCCTGGTAAATCGAATGGCGACATATGACGCGCCGAGCGTCTTTTTTTATGTCGTAGGTCTGACTCACCCATTTTTTGGGCGTTGGTGTATAATCCAGCGCCTTTGTCAATCAATGGTGGCTCAGGCAGGGGCTTCTTCGGAAGCGCCGGTATCCATTCGAGCCGGTTACGCCAACCCTGTCTGGGCTACCACCAGCGAAATTGGCGTTTCCGGTGGTAGCGTTACATGCTATCGAATGGAGGCTGCCACATGCTGGCTACTACCCCTACCCAAAAACCGCAATTTATCTGGATTATCGCCGCAGTTCGCCGCGATTGCCCGACAATTACCGCCAAAATTCATCATATTGCTGCCGAGTCTGAACGCGATGCTCGCCGTTCTCTGGTGCGCGATCACATCTGCTTTTTTGCTGGTCGTATCCGCATGGAGGTGGCACATGATTAAAACCTACGATGTGCATATGGATCCCCTCGAACGCACAAGCCAGATCATCACACTGACAGAAGTGATTAACGACATTCTGGTGAGCAACTCTCCCTCACGAGACGAAAGACTGAAGGCGTTACTCGCGATATTGGATCTCGCCGTTCGTGACGTTCATTTCCTGCTGGAAGGTGGCGAAATGCCAGGAAAAACGGGGGCAACCAATGAATAACTCAATTAATACCCCTCGCCTTACGTCCGCACTTCAATTAATCGAGCAAGCAGCGGCTGTCCTGGTTGCTGTCAGTCTTTCGGCTGAAGAAATGGACGCTACTGATGTCGTGGATGCGATTAAAGCGTGCTCATCTTTGGTTAACGATGCCCGTGCCGAGCTGGTAATTCTTGGGGGTGAAAAATGAATATCAACTTAATTTATCGTCATCCGTGTGAGCTGGAAATTGAATCATTGCTGGGGCGTGAAGAGCCATATCCAGACACATTCACTCCCGCAGATTGCGCGACTGAACGGCTTACCAGAGCGCGCACAGGTCTGGTTCATGTGATGAATGAGATTGTTCCCTCGGTGGGAGGGGAACAGGCGACAGTAATCAATAGCTGGCTACAAAAAGTTACCTCCCTGATAGATATCGGTTTAATCGATGTGGAGAGTGCGAAATGACCAACATCCAGCTCATTGAAGCGCAATGTCGCATCGAACAGGTTCAGACTGTTTTAGGGTTCTGGCTTGAAGGGGCCAGCCCCAGCAACAGAGACAAGTTAATGATTGGCGCGGTTATGTCACTGCTCAATGGCGTACCAGAAGCTATTTAGGAAGCGGACGAATTGTTGGGCAAATATGAGTTACAGAATCATTCAGGCGAGGCGAAACATGAATAATTTCTTAACTTTCCATGCAGAAGCAACGCCTGACGGCGTAAACTGAAGTGGTCAACAAAAACTGGCCACCGAGTTAGAGTTTTTCCAGTATCGATTTTCCGATTCGTTTGGGGTAACCCACCGTTATATTCGTGCGGTCTTAGTGCGCTGTAATATCCAACGATATAGTCCGTTATGGCGTGAGCTGCCTCGCTGAAGCTTACGTAACCCACCACCGGCATCCATTCGTTCTTCAGACTCCTGAAGAAGCGTTCCATTGGGCTGTTATCCCAGCAGTTTCCGCGCCGGCTCATACTCTGTCTGATCTGGTATCGCCACAATAACTGCCGGAACTGCCTGCTCGTATAATGACTGCCCTGATCGCTGTGGAACATCACCCCGCCGGGCTTACCACGGGTTTCCCATGCCATTTCCAGCGCTTTCATGGTGAGCCTGCTGTCCGGCGAGAACGACATGGCCCAGCCCACTGGTTTTCTTGCGAACAGGTCGAGAACAACGGCGAGGTACGCCCAGCGCTTACCCGTCCAGATACAGGTCACATCACCGCACCACACCTGATTTGGCTCGGTCACGGCGAACTGCCTTTCAAGGTAGTTAGGGATAGCAACATGTTCATGACCACCACGTTTATACCGGTGAGTCGGCTGCTGACAGCTGACCAGCCCCAGCTCTTTCATGAGCCTGCCAGCAAGCCAGCGTCCCATCTGGTAGCCTCTCCGGGTTGCCATTGTGGCGATGCTTCTTGCTCCGGCCGAACCATGGCTGATGCCATGTAGCTCAAGTACCTGACTGCGTAATACAGCCCGTCTGCCGTCTGGTTTTTCAGGACGGTTTTTCCAGTATCTGTAGCTGCTGCGATGAACCCCGAACACTTGGCAGAGTGTGACCACAGGATAATGCGCTCTGAGTTTCCCGATTATCGAGAACTGTTCAGGGAGTCTGACATCAAGAGCGCGGTAGCCTTTTTTAATATTTCATTCTCCATTTCAATGCGTTGTAGCTTTTTCCTCAGCTTACGTATTTCGATTTGTTCTGGTGTTATCGGAGAGGCTTTTGGTGTTTTGCCCTGACGCTCATCACGCAGTTGTTTGACCCATCTTGTCATTGTGGAAAGGCCAACATCCATAGCTTTGGCGGCATCTGCCACCGTGTATTTCTGGTCAACAACCAGTTGAGCGGATTCGCGTTTAAACTCTGCGCTAAAATTTCTTTTTTTCATTGGAGCACCTGTGTTGTTCTGAGGTGAGCATATCACCTCTGTTCAGGTGGCCAAATTCAGTGTGCCACTTCAATATGAGTGTAAGCGTAAACTGACCGCCGTATGTAGCCATTAAGCCTGTATTGGTAACGTAGGTGCCCACCTTTTCAACTAGTGGACACCTGTTATGGAACAGAAAGCATTATCTGCAGAACCCGCAGATCATTTTCAAATGAGTTTAAACTTCAAATGGTTAAACTGGCTTCACAACCAGGAGCCTCTGTTGCCCGTATTGCCCGGGAACACGATATCAATGATAACCTGCTGTTCAAATGGCTCAGGCTCTGGCAGAACGAAGGGCGCATATCGCGGCGTCTTCCGGTAACAACCTCTTCTGACACTGGCGTTGAATTATTACCTGTGGAGATAACGCCGGATGAGCCGAAAGAACCGGTGGCTGCTCTTACTCCGTCTTTATCTACTCAGACTACAGTTAGTGCCAGCTCCTGCAAGGTGGAGTTCCGTCACGGTAACATGACGCTGGAAAATCCTTCACCAGAGCTGCTCACAGTGTTGATCCGTGAACTGACCGGGTGGGGACGATGATCTCACTCCCGTCAGGCACCCGCATCTGGCTCGTTGCTGGGATAACCGATATGCGTAAGTCTTTCAACGGGCTGGGTGAACAGGTACAGCATGTGCTGAATGATAATCCCTTCTCCGGTCACCTGTTCATCTTCCGTGGCCGACGGGGTGACATGATTAAAATCCTGTGGGCTGATGCTGATGGTCTGTGCCTGTTCACCAGACGCCTGGAGGAAGGCCAGTTTATCTGGCCTGCTGTGCGTGACGGCAAGGTATCCATTACCCGCTCGCAACTGGCAATGCTCCTCGATAAGCTGGACTGGCGTCAGCCAAAAACATCCCGCCTTAACGCACTGACAATGTTGTAAAAATGTCATGGCCGGATTATAAAAACGGCCATGAATCAAAAATACCTCATTCGCATTGCAGAACTGGAATGCCAGCTCCGTCAGAAAGACCAGCAACTGAGTCTGGTTGAAGAGACGGAGGCCTTCCTGCGCTCTGCACTGGCCCGCGCCGAAGAAAAGATCGAAGAAGATGAACGGGAAATAGAACATCTGCGGGCTCAGATAGAAAAACTGCGCCGGATGCTGTTCGGTACCCGTTCTGAAAAACTGCGTCGTGAAGTTGAACAGGCTGAGGCCCTGCTGAAACAACGCGAACAGGACAGTGATCGTTACAGTGGGCGGGAAGACGATCCGCAGGTTCCCCGCCAGTTGCGACAGTCTCGTCATCGTCGCCCGTTACCGGAGCATCTGCCCCGCGAAATAAATCGCCTGGAGCCAGAAGAAAGCTGTTGCCCGGAGTGTGGCGGTGAGCTGGATTATCTGGGGAAGTCAGCGCAGAACAACTGGAACTGGTGAGCAGCGCTCTGAAAGTGATCCGCACAGAACGGGTAAAAAAAGCCTGTACAAAATGTGACTGCATCGTTGAAGCACCGGCACCATCCCGTCCGATAGAGCGTGGTATCGCGGGCCCGGGGTTACTTGCCCGCGTGTTAACGGGAAAATACTGCGAACACCTGCCACTGTATCGTCAGAGTGAAATTTTTGCCCGTCAGGGTGTCGAACTGAGCCGTGCATTACTCTCCAACTGGGTTGACGCGTGCTGCCAGTTAATGACGCCGCTGAATGATGCTCTGTACCGTTATGTGATGAACAGCCGCAAAGTTCACACTGATGACACACCAGTAAAAGTGCTGGCACCGGGCAGGAAGAAGGCGAAAACAGGATATATCTGGACGTATGTCCGGGATGACAGGAATGCCGGTTCGCCAGAGCCTCCGGCGGTCTGGTTCGCCTACTCACCGGACCATCAGGGTAAACATCCGGAGCAGCACCTTAGTCCCTTCCGGGGTATCCTGCAGGCAGATGCGTTTAATGGTTACGATCGGCTGTTCAGTGCCGAACGAGAAGGCGGCGCGTTGACGGAAGCAGGATGCTGGGCTCATGCGCGGCGCAAAGTCCACGATGTATATATCAGTACCAAAAGCGCGACAGCGGAAGAAGCCCTGAAACTAATCGGTGAGCTGTACGCCATCGAGCACGAAATACGCGGGTTGCCGGTGTCTGAACGCCTGGCGGTCAGGCAAATGCAGAGTAAACCGCTACTGACTTCCCTGTATAAGCTGATGCAGGAGAAAGAACAGACGTTATCGAAAAAATGCCGTCTGAGAGATGCGTTCCGGTATATCAGGAAGCACTGGGTTGCGTTGTGCAACTTCAGTGATGATGGTCTGGCTGAGGCGGATAATAATGCCGCGGAAAGAGCGCTTCGTGCAGTCTGTCTCGGAAAGAAAAACTTTATGTTCTTCGGCAGCGATCACGGTGGAGAGCGTGGTGCGCTACTGTACGGGCTGATCGGCACCTGCCGACTGAACGGTATCGATCCGGAAGCGTATCTGCGCTATATCCTGAGCGTACTGCCGGAATGGCCTTCCAACCGTGTTGACGAACTCCTGCCATGGAACGTAGCACTCACCAATAAATAAGCGTCAATACGGTGCTCCGTTGACGCTGATATGACTTTCCGTGTCAAACCGGAATCTCTAATTTTGACGATTTTCTTTTTAGGTTTAATTCCCTGAGGGCGACGTAGCAGTAAATCCGACGGTGAATCACGCTGATATTCGCGGGTTGGATACCGCATTACAGAGGTCCGTCATATGAGCCTGCCACTTTCTTACGTCGCGAATCAGCTTTGTTCCGCCGTCGCCAAGCGCTAACGTGGGTTACTCTTGTACCGGGCTACGTCGCCTTCAGGGAACTGGTTATTCTCATTTTTTATTTGTGACATTGTGGTTGTTGTGCGACAGACATTGCTATTCGGCCCATATCCCAGATAAAACCCGCCAGCTCACGTGCAACAGCAACAATTGTAATATTGACATTCTTTCCTTTGGCCTGAAGTTTTCGATACCTCTTACAGAGCCTGAGTTGAGCATCCCATGCTCTGTCAATGACGGGGCGGGGTAAATTTTCCTGCCTTTTTTGTATTGCCGGACTGATGCGTGCCGGATGACGGTAACTCCACGCTGCCTCGACCAATAGCTTTCTGGCATAGCTGTTTCCGGCTTTGGTAATGCTGCCCTGATGTCTGCTTCCACCCGATGAATATTCTGATGGCGTGATACCAAACCATGACATCAGTTGTCGTGGATGTTCAAAACGGGTCAGATCACCCAGTTCAGAAATTAATCCAACCGCAGTAATAAACTGAATCCCTCGCATGGCTTGCAGCGCCTCTACTACCGGATACAGCCTCCATTCGGTAACGGCCTCCTTCAGGGCGGATTCCAGCCGTTCACATTGTGCCTGCCGGTCTTCTATTGTACGACGGTGTTCGTCAAAAGCTAATTGTCGCCAGGGACTTTCGAATGAGTATTTGCTGAGCCAGCGTCGGTGTGCAGGGCCCCAATCTGCTCGCCCGACATAATGGACCCCATGAACCAGAAGAAACGATTTCAGACGTTGCCTTGCATGCCGTAAATCATCGCGGGCAGATGCCCATGCCCGGGCCAAATCCCGGAATGCCTCATCTTCAATGCCGGGTACGTAGACAGCAGAAAGATCTCCTGCACGCAGTGAACGCACAAGTCTGATGGCATCACGGCGATCGGTTTTAACCCGCTCCCCCGGTTTTTTCGGGATAAGTGAGGGGCGCAGACCATGCAGTCAAAACCGGATTTCACCAGCCGACGATAAAGTCCATAACCACAGGGCCCCGCTTCATAAACGATACTGACCTGCGATGACTTTGACCTGAGACGTTTACAAAGATTCTGAATATCAGTAGGTGATGTGCCAATTTTACCCATCAGTTCAACAGGTTCTGAATTGATAGCATAAGCGACAGTAATCGATTCTTTGTGAACATCTAACCCGACGTACAATGTGTTATTGTTGTTCATGCTGGCCTCCGTGGTGGAAATACCGGGGTGTAGCAACAGCTCACCCATGCGGCTCTGACAACGATGTTAACCCGCGTTAAATATCCCACGTTGGCCAGCATCTGTCTCACGGAAAGTCATACTGCCTTACATATGAGTGATCACTTTCAGAACATCACCACGGCAGGAGAAACGGTAGCGAAGGTGTGTTCCGATACCATCAGGATTCTTTTCGTCGATACGTTCCAGAGTGATTCCAAGCTGGCGTTCTAACTCTGTTGCATAGTTACGACCAGAAGACAGACGGCAGTAGCGAAGAATGTCATTTTCTGTCCATCCCTCTATACCAGTACGCAGCATATAGACTCTGGCACGATGCTTTTTCGGTGTGCGCTTTGGTGCTTGAAGGGATTTTGTAAGGGGCGTAACATCAGATACGCGAATATCTGAATTAGCCGCCTGTAATGGGCGGTTTTTCTTATTCATTACGCTACCTCGCCACGCGACTCAGCGATGCGCTGATTAATCCATTCTTCAATTTCACTTTCAATAAACGCAATTGATCGGCTTCCAATCTTTACAGATTGAGGGAATCGCTGTTCTTTGATGAGCCGATAAATCCACACTTTGCTGTAACCAGTACGGCGTTGAACCTCAGAAAGACGAATAAATGATTGAGACATGTTTACTCCTATATTCTGTCATCTTCTTTAATGGACATCAGTAGACAGAAAGGAGATTAAACAAACCGGTGAATGGGTGATAGCGGATAAAAATAAAATATTTTTTTGAGAAGATTATCCGCTTTGAAATACACAGTAGCGTATTCAAAGCGGAAATCGCGAAATTTACTTAAAACGTTTACGTAGGATTTTGCTTGCTATAAATCTCTACTCATTAAATCAGATATTTTTATCAAGCTCATTTCTCTGTCTTTGTTTACATAAAGCTGAAGCAAGCGGGTGTATCTCTCGCTTATAGATTCAAGTGCAAAAGGCTTTATTGATTCCTTAATAGCCTGCGTATCTTTCGGATCATCACTAAAAACCAAGGCAGAAATCATCGGATTGCTCACTTCCTTACCTGACTTCTCACCCAAATCAGCAGATCAACAATAGGTATCACTCTATTAGATATCAACTTCTGAAGGGTCTTTAATCCAATCCTTTTCTGAGCGACATGCTCTCTCTCTGGTACTTTTAACTCTTTTCGCCATAGAGGTAGAAGGTGAGTCAGGCTGGTAATAATTTCGTCATCAGTGGCGTCATCTAAATCTATAGAAACGAGTATGATGTTAGGGGAACAATTACTTAGGTTTCCAGTAACACTCGCAAGCATAGCGTTTGCCTTGAGGTAGCAATCCTCTTCGTCTCTTTTAAAAAAGCCTTGATCTATCGATGAGAAAGAGTACATGGCCAGCTCTGAAAATGTTACTGGACTAACCCCATAGCTGAAGATAATGAGGGTAGATCATCGTACTCATTTCTTAATGATGGGCTTCATCATTTACTTTGCGAATAAATTCTTCGACCTCTTCCTCTTCTTCATTGAGAATGGTTAGGTTAGGATCGCCCGAAAAAATCCTTTCATATTTTATATCGTACTCTTCTTTGAATATAGCAGTGTCATCTTTTGCATGACGCAATAAAAAATCGCGCCACTCTAATTCTTGAATCAAGTCCGGCAAGGTTAAATCATTTAAAAATTCATAATTACTAATATCAAACCATGCTAAATCTTGTTTTTTGGCTCTCACCATACGCCACCCCGCGCCCCTAATTCTGACGGCTATGCCAGCCCGTAGGGGTGTACGGGTTTTCGGGATCAGCCTAGACATAGCCTATTCTTTGTTCGTCTACATAAGTCTACTACCATTGCTTAACACGGTCTATTCATACAGTTAAGCTCGTTTCCCAAACGAACCATGAACAACGTTCTCCTCCTTCTCCAGCGCATCCATATAGTCGGCATACCATTGAAGCATCTCCCGCCTTCCATCCAGATATTGCGCATGGTTGTATGTGCCACGAATTGAGTTCTTATCAACGTGAGCGAGCTGCGTTTCTATCCACGCGGTGTTATAGCCCTGCTCATGCAAAATCGTGCTCATAGTGTGCCGGAACCCATGACCAGTTACACGTCCAGCGTAGCCAATGCGCTTAAACACTTGGTTTATGCTGGCCTCACTCATTGTTTTCCTTGGATCATTGCGCCCGGGAAACATAAGAGGGTAATTGCCTGTTATTTCTCTAATCTTCCCAATAAGCGAAAGAGCCTGATCAGACAATGGCACAATATGAGGCCGCCGCATTTTCATACGTGAAGCGGGTATCTCCCAGATAGCCTTGTTGAAATCAATTTCATCCCATAATGCGCCACGTAGTTCGCCAGTCCGCAAGCCGATGATAATCAGTAGACGAGCCGCCATAACAACCAATGCGCTTCCTGAGTAACTGGACAATGCCTTGAAAAAATCAGGTAATTCTTTAGCTGTAAGGAAAGGGTAATGATTAGATTCATGGCCTTGCATCGCGCTAGTAAGGTCTGGTGCAGGGTTATACTCTGCGCGACCAGTGACTATTGCATAGCGGAAAACTTCCCCGCACCGCTGCCTCACTTTTTTGGCTTTTTCTGTAGCACCGCGCCCCTCGATGCGCCGCAGCACATTCAGAAGTTCAAGTGGTTTGATTTCGGCGATTGGTTTTTTGCCAATGTAAGGGAACACATCTTTGTTGAAGGCTTCGAGGATGTCTGAAGCATAACCAGCAGACCATTTTTTTAATTTGCTGCTGTGCCACTCAAGGGCAATATCTTTGAAGGTGTTGTTTAACTGCGTTTCCCGGGCAATCTTTTCCTCTCGTTTCGCTTCCATCGGATCGATACCACCAGCGATACCTCTTTTCGCATCTTCACGTTTTGCCCGAGCATCGGCTAGAGTAACCTCAGGATACACACCTAGTGCCAATAGCTTCTCTTTACCAGCTACACGATATTTAAGTCGCCAGTATTTACCTCCATTAGGTTTTACCAAGAGATACAAACCGCCACCATCGGCCAGCTTGTAAGCCTTCTCTTTTGGCTTGGCTGTGTCTATTTGACGGGCATTGAGTTTCACTTGGGGGTACCTCCACTAAACCGAACAGCAAATACCCCCATAAGTACCCCCATCTGACCGTAGATTTTGAGGGACTTTAGTAGGCGTCAAAAGACGAACGGGGCTTTAATACGCGGATTATAAGGGGTTTTGAAAGACTTTAGTAGACTTGGGGAGATGTTTGAATGGTGCCGATAATAGGAGTCGAACCTACGACCTTCGCATTACGAATTATAAGAATCCGCTTCTAATTCAAAGCATTACCCCATCAACACTGCGCTCACACGTCCCACCACATCAAAACATGTAAAGCCTTGCAAGTCATTGCGAGGCCTTATGTGTCTCAGTTTTGTCCCACCTTGTATTACGACTTGCATAGCCAATGAAGATAAATGTGACGACAAACGGCGCAGCAGTCTTCTTTTCCTTCATACTTTCCCCACCCAGCATGCATACCTTCTACCATAACTGTAGTTAATGTCTGTTATGAGCGAAAAGCGGACATTCCTGTACAAAGCATGGCGTTGGAATACAGTAAGATCATTGATTAATAAGTGAGTCGAATCAGAACAGTAGCCAATGAAACAAAAAATTCGCAAACGTAACCAAGACTGGATATCAAGGCAATTGAAACGTGCGCAAAAGAGGAAATGCCGTTAAGTTTCTTTATTAACTTTCCCTCAATATGAGCAACTGCTTGTAATGGTGTGCGCCTTAAACGGCATGGTCGTCTCAAGCCGGACTGGAGTCGCGCATTGTTTCATTAGGGTTGGGGAGAAGTGCCTATTGTTGGGCAAAAAGTAGTGTTTACTGGTTTGAGGGATTTGATAAGGAGCAATTGCCTGTTGAATGGGGGCGCTGTGGGAAGATGCCTGAATATATTGGTTTTGATTTGATCTCACAGTGCAACACACAATCAACTCTTAAAGTCTGCTGTGAGCAAAAATTGCACATTTCTAACAGTCTTCCGTGTGAATCAACGGGGAGCAGGTCACTGGCACAGAGGGGACGTTTAACCCCGTCCGGCCTCCGCTGAATTGGCTGCCAATTCCGTCCGGTCGTACCTGCCTGAGCCGTCTACTTCAGTAAAAACTGAATCAGCATAGCAAACATATATACTGTCGCTGCAATTTGTATTGTTCGTACTCCCCATCTGAGATATCGCCATTTATGACGTTCTCTGGCATCGGCTTCTTCAATGGTGGATTCAGTATGCTTTCTTCTCTTTGTCCTGAATGGATCAATTACCCATAGGGCAAGAATAAAGAGAACGATTGTTTTCTGAAGTATGGGATGTTCCACGAAGAGTGACTCCGGCCTGCTCGCTGATACAATCAGAATAGATGAACAATCCCGAAATAATCAACACTAAATGTATGGCAATTATTTATTTTCGTCCTGGCTGGACTTTGTGACCTGCTCCCAACAAATTAACATAGCACAATGTAAGCAAGTTCTGCTTTTGGCACATAGCAGTCCTAGAGACACTGGCGTAAAGCCATGGAGGATCGGTGGGAGGAGGTAAAAATCCTCTCATGCAAAAAATACGCAAAATCGATAACAGTTGGAAATCATTCAATACTCGCACTATCGGAAGTTCACCAGCCAGTCGTAGCACGTTCTTGCATACGACGTGGCTACGGTTTCAACTCCCGCCAGCTCCACCAATCATGATTGGACGGTGTAAGGGCAACACCAACAAAAACAGGAAGTTAGCAGTCTCAGCAGGACACCGACCAGACGGTGAGGAGACAAAAAAGGATACGCAAAGGAGCCGCGGCTCTCGAGTGACACAAAAGCCCGCTTATGCGGGCTTTTTGTTTTTCCCTTAAGTTCCTAGCCGCTTATCTATAACTATGGAAAAATGTTAACCCTGACTGTATGTTAACAAAGGGATGTATATGTCGGTTTTTCATAACTGGCTGCTTGATATCGCAAGCGGGAATTACTTTATCTACATCAAACGCCTTTCTGCAAACGACACAGGCGCAACAGGTGGCCATCAGGTCGGACTTTATATCCCCTCAAATATCGTTGAAAAGCTTTTTCCATCTATCAATCATACTCGCGAACTGAACCCTTCAGTCTTCCTTACTGCGCATGTATCATCCCATGATTGCCCTGATACCCAAGCACGCGCAATTTATTACAACAACCGTTATTTTGGTAAGACCCGAAACGAAAAAAGAATTACGCGCTGGGGGAGAGGAAGTCCATTACAGAACCCTGAAAATACAGGAGCCCTCACAATTCTTGCTTTCAGGTTAAACGAACAGAACACTGACTGTTCCGAGGTAGATATATGGGTCTGCGTCAATCCCGATGAAGAGGATATCATCGAGTCTGCTATTGGCGAAATCATACCTGGAACCCTAATTTCCGGCCCTGCCGGACAAATTTTGGGCGGATTGTCTCTTCAGCAAACTCCAGTAAATCATAAATATGTTATTCCTGAAGACTGGAAGAAGCGTTTTCCTTCTGGAAACGAAATTATTCAATATGCTGCTGGCCATTATGCTAAAAACTCCAAGGATCCAGATGAGCAACTGATTGACCGTCGGCGTGTCGAGTATGATATTTTTCTACTCGTCGAGGAATTACATGTTCTTGATATTATTAAGAAAGGATTCGATTCTGTAGATGAGTTTATTGCATTAGCCAACTCTGTCAGTAATCGACGTAAATCAAGGGCAGGCAAATCACTTGAACTTCACCTAGAGAAGCTTTTTATCGAGCACGGACTACGGCATTTCTCCACTCAGGCAGTTACTGAAGGTAATAAAAAACCAGATTTCCTGTTTCCTTCAGCAGAGGCATATCATAACGTTGAATTTCCTGTAGAAAACTTACGTATGCTGGCAGTAAAGACCACCTGCAAAGATCGCTGGCGTCAGATACTGAATGAAGCAGATAAAATCCATCAGGTACATTTATTTACACTGCAAGAAGGTGTTTCTTCAGCACAATACCGAGAAATGAAAGATGCGGGTGTCAGACTCGTTGTACCATCAACTTTACATAAAAAATACCCAGAAGCAGTTAGAGAAGAATTAATAACGCTCGGAGCATTCATTACTGAGCTGATAGAGCTTTACGCTGAACTATCATAGGCTGACTCCCGGCTTAAAAGGCCGGGAGATGTTCTCAAGGCTGCCCAGTCTTACCAGCATCAGCAGAAACAGCTTTGAGGATATAGGGTTCCAGAAGTCTGGCAACAGCTTCAAATACTGGCACCACAACTGAGTTACCGAACTGCCGATATGACTGAGTATCTGAAACCGGAATACGGAATGGTTTCCCTCCAGGTTTTTCAAATCCCATAAGGCGTGCGCACTCTCGGGAGTCAGCCTGCGTGGTCGACGAGCCTGATTACTCTCATTCATAAAGTCAGCCTCTCCCGTTGCCATATCCCAACCACGATCAATAAGAATTTCTGATCCGTCTTTGTGATATCTGGCAGAAAGTGTGCGTGCAATGCTTTCCTTATTCTCAGGATTGACCAACCCAAAGCCAAAACCATTCCCCTTGGCTGCATGCTTTTTGGCGTAGTTATAAAGGTACTCCCATAGTTTTGGCGTAAGTATATATTTACTGTCGACTACAGGCTCCAGCAATTCACCAAATGATGGGCGGTGTTCCGGATAAAAACGACTGATATCACGCAAGGTAAACCCCTTGTGAATATTCAGATCTCGTCTAAATCCGACCAGAACAATGCGTTCACGATGCTGAGGCAAAAAATGCTTCCCATCGATAATCTTTGGATCGTTTTTTCCCATTTCTGCAGCATCGGCAACTTCGTAGCCCAGCTCGTCAAGGGTCTCCATAATGACTTTGAAAGTTTTACCCTTATCATGGCTCTTCAGATTTTTGACATTTTCCAGCACAAAAATTGCCGGTTTTTTTGCTCGTATAATACGTGCCACGTCAAAAAAAAGTGTTCCTTGTGCTTCACATTCAAAACCATGCGCACGACCAAGTGAGTTTTTCTTACTAACACCAGCAAGGCTAAATGGCTGGCACGGGAACCCCGCAAGAAGCACATCATGATCCGGCACATGCTCATCAATATATGCATAAGCATCCGTTTCCAATACATCGGTTTTATCACTCAGCGTGACTTCCCGAATATCGAGATTGAATTTATGCACCTGTTCATCGTTAAACCAGTTGGCCTTGTATGTACGCACAGCATCTTTATTCCATTCACTGGTAAAAACACACTGGCCTCCAATGGCCTCAAAACCTTTCCGTATCCCTCCAATTCCAGCAAATAAGTCAATGAAGCGGAAAGCATATTCCGGATGGTTTGCAGGTGGTTCTGGTAGCATCTTACGCAGAAGAGACTCTTCTACTGAAGTCAACGATTTTGGTAAACACTTGCCATTAATCCAGCGGTTAATGGTTTCACGGCTCCACTCATTTTTTCCGACTTTTCTCAGTAATTCAGCCACATACTTCTGATCATAGATTTCCAGCACTTTCTCGATAAGCTTTTTATCATTTTCCTGTCGCAGCTTTTCTTCCGCCTCGGCTTCCTTCAGCAGATGCTGTGCCAACACTTCAAATTCAGACATAATTCCTCCAAGGGGTCTAATGGGTGAAACTTTATCACTCATTCAACCCAGAAGGAAATGTTTTATCTGGATATTTAAACAGTGACTACAACGTAATCTAGCACTGGTGATGCTTTGTTAGGCATAGAGAATCATTCTATATACGACTAATGACAGAAAAACAGCAGACAAGTAGTTTGTTCATAAATTAACGCATACTATGTGTCTACGGTTTTCGAGACCGGTCCAATCATCAAACGAAACATAAAATTAGCTCACATTATGAGGAAAAGTATCTTTTTTGTACTATGTAAATTCAAAGGCTTAGCCTCATTTCTCCGATGGTTTTCTCAACACTACTGGTTGTGAGCCCTTGCAATGATCATTAATATACGTCTCACAAATAATTCTTCATAGATATTGCAAAATGGATATTACTGAGTTTCCTTCTGGAGTAATTGAACACCTTGGCTGGTATGTATACCGATTGATTGATCCGAGGACGGAAGCACCTTCTATGTAGGGAAAGGCAAAGGTAACCGCGTATTTGCCCATATGCGCGGTGAAGTGGCAGCGACTGATGATGACGAGTTACTGAGCAACAAGCTAAAGCAAATTAGAGAAATAAGGTTAGCAGGACTTGAAGTTATCCATGTCATCCATCGACACGGAATGACTGATGAAAAGACGGCGTACGAAGTTGAAGCAGCACTTATTGATGCCTACCCTGGGTTAACGAATATCATGAATGGTGCTGGCAGCAATGAATTCGGCGCCGCGCATGTCAAAGAGTTGATAGCAACATATCAGCCCGAAACCATAACATTTCATCATAAAGCATTAATGATATCCGTTAACAGAAGTGCAAAGGATTCAGAGCTTTATGATGCGGTTCGATTTAGCTGGCGCATTAATGTCTCTCGCGCCAGCCAAGCAGAAATCATTCTTGCTACTGTAAGGGGGATCGTTCGAGGGGTTTTCATTGCTGATAAATGGCTCAAATCAACACGTGAAAATTTCCCTTCGTTGAAATACTGGGACGAGGATCCTGACTTTGAGGCAACACAAAGTTCGCGCTATGGTTTTGAAGGTCGAGAAGCCCCACCTGAAATAGCAAATCTTTATCTTGGAAAAAAAATACCAGATGAATTAAGAAAAAAAGGAGCTATGTCCCGGTCCGTTACTCACCTAATTTTGAGTCTTTAAGTGATAAGCATAAACCGCAGCACGTCATGCATACGTCGTGTCTGCGGTTTTTCTTTTTTGCTTACACGGTGTCTGGTTCTTCTGGCCACTCAATATCCGGTGCAGTTGATGTATCAACACGGTTCAGCAACACCCGATACTTTTTCCAGGCTTCCAGCAATGAGGTTTCTTCCTCCGTTGCGATTTCCAGATCTACAGCATCCTGAAGTGGCGCAATATGCTCACTGGCTACCTGCATCAGGCTGTTTTTTGTTTCTTCCGCCTCCCGGATCCGGAACAGTTTTTCTGCTTCTGCATCTTTCACCCAGGCTGTGCCGTTCCACTTCTGAAACTCCCTTCCGGGATAACCAAGTGGCATTTTCCGGTAACGGACCGAGTTCAGAAATAAATAACGCGTCGCCGGAAGCCACGTCATAAACCGTTTTACCCCGATGATCTTCAACGAGATGCCACGATGCCTCATCACTGTTGAAAACAGCCACGAAGCCTGCCGGAATATCTGGCGGTGCAATATCGGTACTGTTTGCTGGCAGACCTGTATGAGGCGGAATATATGCGTCACCTTCACCAATAAATTCATTAGTTCCGGCCAGCAGATTATAAATTTTTATGGTCCGTGGTTGTTCACTCATTCTGAATGCCATTATGCAAGCCTCACAATATAGTTAAATGCGATGTTTTTGACGGTGTTTTCCGCGTTACCAGCAGCGTTAACGGTGATGGTATGTCCATGTGAACCAATCGCAACGGAGTGCGTATGAGCACCAATACCGACAGTATGTGCGTGTGCACCTGTGGATTTGCCCCTATATTTCCAGACATCTGTTATCACTTAACCCATTACAAGCCCGCTGCCGCAGATATTCCCGTGGCGAGCGATAACCCAGCGCACTATGCGGATGCCATTCGTTATAATGCTCGAACGCCTCTGCAAGGTTCTTTGCTGCCGTTAACCCGTCTGGTTTGGGCATGATACTGATGTAGTCACGCTTTATCGTTTTCACGAAGCTCTCTGCTATTCCGTTACTCTCCGGACTCCGCACCGCCGTGTTCTTCGGTTCAAGTCCCAACATCCGGGCGAACTGGCGTGTTTCATTAGCCCGGTAGCATGAACCATTATCCGTCAGCCACTCCACTGGAGACGACGGAAGATCGTTGCCGAAGCGGCGTTCCACCGCTCCCAGCATGACGTCCTGTACTGTTTCACTGTTGAAGCCGCCGGTAGTCACCGCCCAGTGCAGTGCCTCACGATCACAGCAGTCCAGCGCGAACGTGACACGCAGTCTCTCTCCGTTATCACAGCAGAACTCGAACCCGTCAGAGCACCATCGCTGATTGCTTTCTTTCACGGCCACTCTGCCTGTATGTGCCCGTTTCGATGGCGGTACAGCAGGTTTTCGCTCAAGCAACAGCGCATTCTGGCGCATGATCCGGTAAACACGTTTGGCATTGATCGCAGGCATACCATCAAGTTCTGCCTGTCTGCGAAGCAGCGCCCATACCCGACGATAACCATACGTGGGCAGCTCTCCGATAACATGGTGTATACGGAGAAGCACATCCGTATCATCAGTGTGACGACTGCGGCGGCCATCCATCCAGTCATCGGTTCGTCTGAGAATGACGTGCAACTGCGCACGCGACATCCGGAGACAACGGCTGACTAAGCTTACTCCCATCCCCGGGCAATAAGGGCGCGTGCGCTATCCACTTTTTTGCCCGTCCATATTCAACGGCTTCTTTGAGGAGTTCATTTTCCATCGTTTTCTTGCCGAGCAGGCGCTGGAGTTCTTTAATCTGCTTCATGGCGGCAGCAAGTTCAGAGGCAGGAACAACCTGTTCTCCGGCGGCCACAGCAGTAAGACTTCCTTCCTGGTATTGCTTACGCCAGAGAAATAACTGGCTGGCTGCTACACCATGTTGCCGGGCAACTAGGGAGACCGTCATCCCCGGTTCAAAGCTCTGCTGAACAATTGCGATCTTTTCCTGTGTGGTACGCCGTCTGCGTTTCTCCGGCCCTAAGACATCAATCATCTGTACTCCAATGACTAGTCTAAAAACTAGTATTAAGACTATCACTTATTTAAGTGATACTGGTTGTCTGGAGATTCAGGGGCCAGTCTAACCTGCGCTTGCAGCAGTACCCGATACAGAGTGCGTATGAGCGCCTGCAGAAGAAGTGTTAACACTGTATTTAGAATAATCAGGTGATCCACTTCCCGGAGCACCACTGGAACCACCTGAAACAAATGTCATCGAATGGGTATGTGCACCGGCTGAAGCAGCCGTACCGCTAACACTATGGGTATGCGCCCCGGTGTTATTCGTGGATTTAGTGCCGTAATCAAACGACGATGTGGTTTTCGTACCCAAATCCGTACTGGATGCGCTGGCGCTGTGGGTGTGCGATTTAATGCCGTCCTGTTCCTGAGACAATATGGCTCGACCACTGGCGGGCTTGCCCTTAATCATCCAGCCACGCATATCAGGGATCACGCCTGACGGATAAGCAGCTGCAAGTTTCGGGTAAGCAGATTTGTCAAAAGTCTGCCCCTGCATCAGGGCATAACCAGACGGAACGGTATCTGATGGCCACGGGATTGGTGCGCCGACTGGGTAGCTTTCTGGTGGAAGATTTTTCGAGGTATAAACTTCTGCCCAGTCTTCCTCAAAACCATAACCGTCTCTTGAAGAACGGTAGAACAGACCACCATTTCTGTAATGCGCCTTCATCTGCAAGGTCCGGCAACTTCCGACTCCGGTATAGAAGTTAACCAGAATATAGCTGTCGCCAGAGCGGGTGACATTATAAGCGCCTGATTCGGCATTCCAGGGAACGCCCCATCCGCATCGGCATACGTATCCGTTGCTCTTCTGGCAAAAGCAGCAACATGCGCAGCGGTTAAAGTGATATCAGTAGAACCATCAAACGAAACACCAGATATTTTTATTGCTGTCTGAAGTTTCGTAGCTGTATCAGAATTTCCCTTAATCCCTTAGGCGAATTAAGTGGTGTATTGATCGTCACTTCACCTGTTGCGTTATTTACAGCAAATGGTCGAAGACCGTTCCAGCCACCGTACTGGTCGCCTTTATCAGTCATGAGCAAGTAAGTATTTGCTCCATCATTTCGCCATATGACACCGTAATCGCCTGCAATCATCCTTAACGCGTTCTGACTACGGACAATAACTTCATCATTAGCGTAAATCTTATTCCCGCTAATATCTGACTTACTCAAAACAGGATACGAACTATAAAATCCATTACCTTGTTTAAAATCTAAAATTAAATTTACAGCAACTGATTCAGAATAAGGATCAGTTGCACCAAATTTATAAGTTGTTTCAGCAACAACATAATCAGAAGCAGGTGCAGTAACGGAGAGTCCTTCTTCTAAAAAAACCTCTACGGGAAATGCCCCACCTTCTATATAGAATACGCTGTCTACGGTATCGCCTTTATTACTCATCAGAATGGAATGAATAGCGCGTTCCGATGATGAATAAGCCCAGAACATACCACAGGCATAGCTACCCCGGTCCGTCCAGCCGCCTGTGCAAACAAAACCATTAAACTCACAGTTATTCATTCTGTGATTAGCTGTGCGCCTTGGCGTTGAAATGACAACGCGGGATGCTCGATGGCTGTCATTCCTTTTTATCACTAACGGATAATATTTACCTTCCTGGACACCCGCCGGGGCATTTACCACAACGTATCGCATCCCCTTTTTCTGATCCACTTCACCTTTGCTGTAAACATTAATGTTACTCAGGAAGCGGTCCTTGTCGGGAATATCAGCACCGTTCTGGTCTTTCTGCAGACGTTTCTCTGCATTGTCATAGGCTGCTTTTACTGCCTTTGGCGTTGCCGCCAGCGTTTCAGACGTGCTGTTGGTCGCACTGCTGAGCTGTACTACCCCCTTTTTCGTCGTGCTCGCATCCTCAAGCGCCACGGCGGATGCAATATCCTCTGCACGTTTTGCCGCTGTCTCAGCGCGCGTTGCCGCGGATTCCGCCGTACTTTTGCTCTGTGCTGCCGCCGTCGCACTGCCAGCTGCCTCTGTCGCCTTCGTGGATGCTGTCGTGGCGCTGCCCTTCGCTGCTGACGCCTGTCTGGTCGCCTCATCTTTTGAAGCAGACGCCGATGATGCCGATGACGCCGCCGAACTGGCTGACGATGCGGCAGCCGTTTTTGAGGATTCTGCACGGGTTTCCGACGCTTTCGCGTTCGTTTCGGATGTCTTCGCTGCGGAAGCTGACCTCGCTGCTGCGCTGGCCTGTTCAGTGGCTTCGCCAGCCTTCGTTGTGGCTGTTGAAGCAGACGATGCGGCACTTTCTGCCGACTTTCCGGCAGCGGTGGCACTGGCTGAGGCCTGCCCGGCACTTGTTGATGCGGCACTGGCAGATGATGCAGCCGCTGTTTTTGAGCCTGCCGCAGCTGAGGCACTCTGTCCCGCTGCCGTTTCAGAAGACCTGGCGTTCGTCTCGGACGTTTTTGCCGCCTTCGCGGAATTTCCTGCCGCCGTTGCCGAGGAAGCGGCACTACTGGCGCTTGATGATGCGTTCGTTTCTGATGATTTCGCTGCCTCTTTTGAGGCCGCCGCATCCCGGGCTGAGGTGGCAGCTTCTGACGCCTTTGTGGTCGCTGCGGATGCAGAAGTGGCTGCAGATTTTTGTGACGCTGCCGCATTCGTTTCTGACGTTTTCGCCGCACCGGCACTGGTAGCTGCCGCGCTTTTTGAGGACTCTGCAGCGGCAGCACTTTTTGAGGCTTCAGTGGCCTTTGTTGATGCCGTTCCTGCGCTGGAAGACGCTGACTGAGCCGACGTCGCGGCCTGCCCGGCTGATGTGCTGGCTGCGCGTGCTGAGCCTGCAGCATCAGTCGCATGGGTTGCCGCCTCACGGGCTGATGTGCTGGCATCACTGGCTGACTTCTTCGCGGCTGCCGTGTTCTGTGCCACCGCGGACGCGTTACGCGCCACCTCTTCCACCATCAGTTCAAAACGGCGCAGTGCCTCAGGACGGGCATCATCCTCCGTCATGGCACCGAGAAAATCATTCAGCGTACCGGGTCGGGAATCTTCATACACGGTGATGGTCCCGGCATGTGACGGCGGGAATCCCTCCACCAACAGAATAACGCTGTACTGCCCGTACTCAACGTCCATGCTGTAACGCCCGGCTTCATCCGGATTTTCTGAGGCCAGCGTGTTCACCACCACCGTGGTGCTGTTACGTTTTGCTTTCAGCTGGATTGTGCAGTTCTGTACCGGTTTTCCTGTGCCGTCTTTCAGTACACCTGAAATCTTTACTGCCATATTCACCCACAAAAAAGCCCGCCTGAACCGGCGGGCTGTCATAACACTGTGTTACCTGGCTAATCAGAATTTATAACCGACACCCACGATGAAACCGTCAGTGCGCCAGTCACCACTGCCGGAGCCTTCATAAGCAATATCAATGGACACGGATTCGGTCGGGTTAAACTGCACGCCAGCCCCCACGCCAGAGACGTGTTGCTGTGGCGACCGTCATCACTTCCGGTCAGCACATCGTGCTTTTTCCCCTTGTTGTCAGTTACGCGAAGATAATCCCCGGAGAAAGTCGACACACGGCTGTAAGCTACACCCGCCATCGCATACGCGCTGAACCATTCATTCACGCGCACAGACGGCCCGCCATTACGCTGAACCAGCGGTTACGAACGGAATCTTCATGCCAGCGGGTATCGCTGTAACGGGTCAGCTGGCGATTCTTGTCTCCTGCATAGCTGAATGACGTCACCAGCCCCAGTGTGTCCGTAAACTCATAACGGTATTTCATGTTAATCCCGTTCAGATCATCACTGCCGGGGACGTTCGTCGAGGCATGAAGATACCCGCGCTCAGCGTGGACTGATGTTCAGACGCCCATGCAGGCGCACCGGATACGGCCAGACAAATGGCTGCGGACAAAATTGCTGCACAAACTTTACGCATAATTACCTCTCGCTTTTCTGCAATAAAAAAGGCGTCATTTCTGGCGCCCGTTCTGGGTTATAAAATTCAGCTGATACTGATGCCTGCTGTGGATTTTTTCATCACCACAACCAGCAGATCGCTGATACTGGTTGTTGGTGTCCAGTTATTCGCTCCTGATGAAGATACGGTGAATGTCAGTGTCAGCGTCCCCTGTCCGGCAGGCATATCTATAACTGAGGAAAATACGCCCTGAGCATCCGTCGTGGACTGATTAAAAATCTCCTGACCATTGCGGGTCACTCTTAACCGGCAGGTTGAATACCAGTATGACTGTTGGTTATTACTGTTGAAATTCTCATGCTTACCACCGCGGAATAACACTGGCGGTATCATGACCTGCCGGTCAAATTTCTGATCATCACTGATTCTTACCGTGATGGTGCCACTGGCATAACTGTTCGTGCGGGGGAAAGACTTGCTGACCGTTTTGACAATATCGCCTTCAATCTGATTGGCTGACAGTTTCCCCTTAATCTGACAGTTCTCATTAATCGTGACGTTGTTGAGCGTCCCGGAGTTCGCATTCACACTACCACTGATATCCGCATTTTTAGCGGTCAGCTTTCCGTCTGATGTCAGGGAAAATACCGGAGGACTGCCACCGCTGGTAATGGTGGGGGCCGTCAGGCGTTTCAGGAACACGTCGTTCATGAATATCTGATTGCCCTGCGCCACAAACATCGGCGTTTCATTCCCGTTTGCCGGGTCAATAAACGCGATACGGTTAGCGGCAACCAGAAACTGGCTCAGTTTGCCTTCCTCCGTGTCCTCCATACTGAGGCCAATACCCGCGACATAATGTTTGCCGTCTTTGGTCTGCTCAATTTTGACAGCCCACATGGCATTCCATTTATCGTTGGCATCCTTCCACTCTTTCGAAAACTCATCCAGTCTGCTGGCGTTATCCTCCGTCAGATCAACTTTTTCCAGCAGCTCTTTACCGAGATGGGATTCGGTTATCTTGCCTTTGAAAAAATCCAGGTAACCTTCCGCATCATCGCTCGCCCGACCGACGGCCTCCACGAATGCCGATTTGCCAACGGTGTTCACACTGCGGATATAAAAGTAATAATCATGGCCCGGTTTGATATTGATACTGGCGGCTATCCAGTACAGCCCCGTGCCAAGATAGCGGGCTGTGGTTTCAACCTGCCTGATATCGGTAATCCGCTTTTCCGAGAACCAGAACTCAAACTGTACCGTCGGGTCATAAACGGCAAGATGCGGCGTTGCGGTTATCTGAAAATAGCCCGGCGTCAGCTCAATCCGCGACGGTGCTGCCGGTGCGGCAATCCGGAACGATACCGACGCCGGATCGCCCTGCTGCCCCCACGCATTTACTGCCCGGACTGTCAGCCTGTAGTTCCCCAGAGCCAGTTGTGTGAAGCGGTAAGTGGTTTCCGTCGTCCGGGCCGTGCTGACCAGCCGCTCACGGCCGTCATCCGCTGCCACGGTCAGGCGAAGCAGGAAGCTCACGCCCTTCACCACCTTCGGCGTGTCCCAGCGGGCCAGCACCTGGTATTCCCCGCTGTCTGCGGTGACTTCTGCGGTCAGGTGCTGCACCGCTGGCGGCGTGACACCATTTACCGTGCCGCTCTGGTCGCCGTCAAAGTGCGCCCCGTTATCCACGATGGCCTCTTTTTCCGGTACATGCTGCACGGCGGTGATGGCATACGTGCCGTCGTCGTTCTCACGGATACTCACGCAGCGGAACAGGCGCTGGCGCAACGTCGGCAGCTTCAGCCCCCATACGCTGTATTCAGCAACGCCGTCAGGAACACGGCTCACTTTCACCTTCACGCCGTCGGTGACGGACTGAACCTCCACGCTGACCGGACTCCCCTGCCCGTCAACCAGGCTTATCAGCGTGGTGCCGGAAGATGGCAGCGTGATTTCACGGTCGAGCGTCAGCGTCCGGGTCTGGCTGTTTACCGCCAGCACGCGCCCGCCGGTGCGGATACCGGCATAGTCATCATCGCAGATTTCAATGACATCGCCCGGTACATGGCGAAGCCCTTCGGCACCCACGCTGAAGTCCACGGTCTGCGTTTCCAGCAGTTCTGTTTTAATCAGCCACAGCCCGGCGCGGTGTGCCTGCCCCGGCTGGTACAGCCAAAAGCATCCATCTTCGTGACGTTACGACCGTAACGGGCAATGGCCTGCGTGTCCTCCACAAGCTCTGTCGCCGTCTCCCAGCCGTTATTCGGGTCAATCCAGTTCACCTCAACGGCATTATGGCGGTCCTTCAGGGCGCTGAAGCTGTAGCGGAACGGCGCACCATCATCCGGCATCACCACATTACTGCGGTTATAGGTCCACACCTTATCTGATGGTCGGTCCTGCACGAACGTCAGCGTCTGCCCGTTCCATACCGGCATACAGCGCATCGCCGAGCAGAAATCACTGAGCACATCCCACGCCTTACGCTGCGTGGTCAGCCAGGCATTACAGGTGATGCGCGGCTCCGTGCCGCCAAAGCCGTCCGGCACCGACTGGTCGCAGTACTGGCCGATGACGTACAGCGCCCATTTATCCACATCCGCCGCACCAAGACGTTTTCCCATGCCGTAGCGCGGATGGGTCAGCATATCCCACAGACACCAGGCCATGTTGTTGCTGTATGCTGGCTTAAACGTTCCGTCCCAGATACCGCTGTATTGCCGCGTCTGCGGGTTATAGTTCGACGGCACCTGCAGAATGCGCCCGCGCAGATGATAATTACGGCTCACCTGCTGGCTGCCGAACTGCTCCGAGTCCACCTGCACGCCGACCAGTGCCGTGTTCGGGTAGCACTGTTTCACATCGATAATTTCGGTGTATGACGACCAGAGCGTTTTGTTCTGCAGCTGGTCTGTGGTGCTGTCCGGCGTCATCCTGCGCATCCGGATATTAAACGGGCGCGGCGGCAGGTTATCCACCACCACCGAGGCCAGATACTGTGAAGTGGTTTTGCCCTTAATGGTGATGTCTTTTTCTGTCACCCAGCCACCGTTACGTTGTATCTGAACCAGCAGGCGGACTTCCGACGGATTCCGGTCCCCCTTTGAGGTGGTTTCCACCAGTGCCTGCACGCCGAAGGTAAAACGCAATCGGTCAATGTTTGCCGACGTGATGGTCCGGGTGATCGGCGTGTCGTATTTCACTTCCGTACCCAGCACCGTCTCGGAGCCGGAGGATTCAAATCCCTCCGGCGGAGTCTGCTCCTGCTCACCTGCCCGGAACACCACCGTGACACCGGAGATGTTGGTATTCCCCTCAGTGTCCAGCACCGGCGTACTGTTCAGCAGCACGCTTTTTAATCCATCCACCGGACCTTCAATCGGCCCTTCACTGATGGCATCAATCACACTCAGCAACTGCGTGGATTTCAGGTTGTCCTTCGCTTCGCGCGGGGTATGCCCCTTACTGCTGCCTTTACCCATTCGTCATGCTCCATAAACGACAAAACCGCCCGGAGGCGGTTTCACATAAAACATTTTGCATCAGCGACCAATCACCACAACCTGACCACCGTCCCCTTCGTCTGCCGTGCTGATCTCCTGAGAAACCACCCGCGACCCCACACGCATTTCACCGTACAGAACAGGCAAAACATTGCCCTGAGCAACCATGTTATCCAGTGAGGAAAAATAGGTGTTCTGTTTGCCGTTATCTGTACTGGCTGCCGTGGACGTCCTGGCTTTCGGTGCCAGCATCTGCGCCACACCGCCCAGGATCATACTGGCCCCTGCCGCATACATGCCCGATACAGCCGCGGCACCCAGCCAGCCCACAGGGTTCCACCATGCCACCGCAATCAACGCCGCCCCCAGCACCACCTGAAACACACCGCCACTTTTAGCTCCCGCCAGACGCGGCACGATATGGATCACGGCACCATTTGCCAGCGGCTCATTAAGACGGGCAGATAATTCGGTTTCACCTGCATCACGCCCGGCAATGCGCACCTGATACCAGCCGTCATTCAGTTTCTGACGAAACGCCGGGAGCTGTGTGGCCAGCGCCCGGATGGCTTCGGCCCCCGTTTTCACACGAAGGTCGATGCGGCGGCCAAATCGTTGCAAATCCCCGTAAAGGCAGATGCGTGCCATGCCCGGTGACGCCAGAGGGAGTGTGTGCGTCGCTGCCATTTGTCGGTATACCTCTCTCGTTTGCTCAGTTGTTCAGGAATATGGTGCAGCAGCTCGCCGTCGCCGCAGTAAATAGCGGCATGATTCGGCACCGATGAACCAAAACAGCACAGCAGCACATCGCCCGGCTGCGCCGCTGACAACGGCACCTGATACAGCCCTGTGGCCTCCAGATTATCCAGATAGAGATTCTGACCGTTACGCCACCAGTCATCCCCGCGATGAAAATCCGGCATCTCAATCCCCGCCAGATGGTAAGCATCCCGGAACAGCGTGTAACAGTCCGTCACCCCGTGCTCAAAGCGCCGCCCGGTGAGATGCGGCACACAGCGGAATTTATGAATCTCACCCCGGCAGACCAGCCACCACGGCAAATCACTCTGCACCTGCAGCCGCCGGTCAGCCTCACTCAGCCAGGGCAGACCACCGGGGTGGCTGTGGACCAGCGCCACAATCTCACCCTGCATTTCTGCCCGCAGCCAGTCCTCCGGCGACATCCGGAAATACTCCTCCGGCTCACCGGAGATATTCACGCAGGGAAAATATCTTTCTCCCTCCGGCGTTCTCACCACGAAGCCGCACGACTCCGCTGGCGCACATCGCCGGGCGTGCGCCAGAATCGCTGATTCTGTTTCTGTCATGGGATTTACTGCGAAAGTTTGTTAATGGAAAGGAAGCCGCCAAAGTTGCCGACGTTATTGCGGAACTTACAACCGCTCAGGCATTTGCTGCATTTATCCTTCGTGATATCGGACGTTGGCTGGTCATATTCATCCGCGACCGCCGGACCGTGATAACCGCACTCATCGCCGCGATAGGTCCAGGTGCAGGTGTTGGCCAGCATGATACGTCCCGGAAAAACAGCGCCGTCCGTTTCCGTCGGCGTGGCCAGTACAAAAGAGGCACTGACCGCGCTCAGTTCGCTGCACTGCTCGATGCGCCAGCGGCTGATCACCTCCTGCTCCGGGTCGGCGTCACTGTTTCCGTTGACGAAGTTCACCGCATCCAGAAAACGGGCGTAAACCTTACGCCGGACCACCGTTCCGCCGACCAGACTCTGCAGATCTTCCGCCATCCCGGTGACCATACCGTGCAGGTTAGAAACCGTCAGTGTCGGACGGGCAGCACTGCCCTTGCCGTTCAGTTCAAATCCTGTCCCCTGAATGGGGTATGCCTGATACTGCCGCCCCTGCCAGGTAACCGGCTCACCTTTTTCGTTCTGCTCATTACAGAAAAAATAACGTTCACCACCGACCTCTGTCAGATCGATTTCCCAGAGCACCACCTGGGCTGACTGAGTGAGGCGTGTCGTCTCATGATGTGTTTCCTGTGGAATATCCTGCATCAGAGCCTCCTATGCCACGACCTGTTCAAAATCTGCCGTTATGGTTACCCACAGCGCCCCCACGCTTGCCGACCATTTACGACAAACCACCCTGATCGGTTTCCAGTCATAAGGTGGCGTCCACTGAAATGCACGGACGCCACCGTGCCGTTCCAGAAAGGCTTTTAAAGATGGGTGTTCACATTTACGAACACGTATCGTCACGCTGTAAGTCGACAACTGGTTATTCAGTCCCGCCGCACGACGCTGTTCATAACCATCGCCCAGCTTCACTGTCACCACTTTCGGCTCTGATACCACATTCATATCCGGGCGCACTTTCCAGTGAAACGTCTCCATTACCGATATGCTCCACTTAACCGACCACCATCACGGGCCTGCTGTTGCATAAAGTCCGCTGCCGCTTTTTTCCCGAGGTCATAAACCGCCTTCAGGGCAGCCGGACCTATCTGCCCGTTCGTGCCATCGTTATTGATCTCGATGTTGTACTGCGGGGAAAACATCGCCATACCTGAACCCCCAATATCCGCCACAACCCCCAGCTTACCGTCAGCACCACGACGCAATGGCAGAATGGCTTCAGGTCCCGCTTCCCCCATCACACCCGCGCCTTTTGCAAAAGCAAAAAACGTCGGACGGTTAACCACCGTGCCACTGTAACGACTCAAATCAGCAGACTGATAAATCCCCCCATTGGCATTCAGGGAAAGGCTGCTGAGATCAAATCCCAGTACACTGCCAATCCCTTTTATCGATTTCATCATGGTTGCCTGCGCCAGGATTTTCGCCATATCTGACAGCACAGAAGAGGTGAAGGATTTGAAATTGAGTTTGCCGGTAGTGACAAAAGTTGCCAGGCCATTTCCCATGTTGCTGAAGGCTGACGAGAACACCTGTTCTGCTGTTTCTGCCGTATTATCTGCATCCACGGTAAAATCCTGAAATGCACGCAGGACTCCGTTTTTCCAGTTACCCTGCACAACTTCAAGCTGTTGCCAGTAACGGCGATTCTCATTCAGTTGTCGGTTCAGGCTCTCCGTCAGCGCCTGCTCGGCCTTTCTGTAGTCATCCGTGTTATATGTCCCTTTCTGCTCACTATCCCGCCTCAACTGCTCCAGCTGTTGCTGGTATTTCTGGCGAAGACTCAGTTGTACCTGATATCGCTGTCGCTGCTGATCACCCATACCCACCGTGGCGATATCCAGGTCATGTTGCTGACGCTGAGCGCGCTCTTCTTCAGCCAGTTGACTGGTCAGCTGAATTGTTTTTTTCTTCAGCTCGTTGAGTGCCGTCTGTTTCTGAAGCTCCTGCTGTTTTACATCCAGCAGCGTCAGTGCCTGAATCAGTTCATCTTTACGGGCCAGCACACTCTTTTCATCTGCCGTCAGTTTTTTCCCGTCCAGGTCGCTGATGCGCTGCTGCAGAGCCAGAAGCTGTTTATGCGCTTCTGTCATCCTTTCCGTGGCAATGCCTGCTGACTGTCTGGCAGCAGCAATCTGTCCTTCCACCTGTGCCTGTTGCTGACTGTACTGCAGCAATAACCGGGTGGCCTCATCATTACGGGTTTCGCGTGTTTTTTTCTTACCGGATGCCAGGGCTTTCTCGTAACGTTCATTTTCACGTTGTATCGCCGCATCCCTGACAGCCTGATCGGCGTACTGCATGGCATTAATACGCGCAATTTCACGCTGATGTCGTGCAGCTTCCGTTTCATTCATCCGGTTCAGTGCAGCATTTTCAGCATTACGGCGTTTCTGTTGCTCCTGATAATTCCGCTCTGCCTGCTCTTTTGCATCCTGCAAATCCTTCTGGCGTTTTTTCTCCTGAAGATCGTTAAGACGCTGCTGATCGTATTCAACCTGAGAAGATGATGCCGTCCAGGGGAGTCTTTTCGCCCGCGACACTTTCTCCTGTAAAGCGGCAATCTGTTCATCCAGCGAGTCTTCACGACCAATATTCATGGCCGCATCCCAGAAACGATTCCATAAATCAGACAGATACTTCAGCGTACTGCCCAGCGCATTGAGGTTATTATCAATATCCGCAGTACGCCGACCGGTTTCCTCTGCCAGTGCAGACATGGCTATCCGTGCAGCATCACTGGACCGCCCCTGATCCCCAAGGACGCGTATCTGCTCAAGCTGAGTGGCAGTAAGAAAATGCAGCTCATTGTCCAGAGCCTTCGCGGCATTTACAGGATCATCCTTCAGCCGCTTAAACTGATTTATGGTATCGCTGACCGACTGGCCAACCGATCGCTCCATCTGTGCGGCAGCTCTCGCCACCATACCGATATCGTTTCCACGAAATGCACCACTCCCCACCACCTGAGCCAGCGCACCGGCTGCAGCATGTTGCGTGATACCATTCCCGGAAATAGCACGACTGAGCGTCCACAGCTGCCCGGCAGTGACTCCGGCATAATGCCCCGTCAGTGACAGCTGGCGGTTAAATTCTTCCCCCTCCTTCTGACCGTCATACCAGGCTTTACCCAGACCATAGACGGCCGCGGCAATACCGCCAATAACCCCGCCCAGCATCATGCCTTTCGGTGACATCAGTGTGTCTATCCATCCGGCACGGTTAGCCAGCGTTATCCCGGATCCCCTCAGCGCTCCTAAATTGCCACGGGCCAGTTCACCTATCAGAACGCCTATCTCCTGGCGGGCTGCTGCACTTTTCAGACCCAGCGAATGCGTGGCTTTTCCTGCCTGCTCCATTTTGCGGATATACACTTCTGCAGCACTGCTTACCCCCAGCTGGGCAGCCCTGGCACGAAGCAACTCAGAAGAAGAAAGATTCTGGCGGGTTGCCTGCTCTTTAAGCTGACGGATAAACGCCACTTTCTGTCGGGTAGACTCTTCCTCAGCCTGCGTAAGAACACGGGTTTTCGCCGTAACCTCAGAAATCAGCGCCAGATAATCCTGCTGACCAATCCCGCCACTGTTTCTGGCCTGTCGGATCTGCTGCTGAATACGCTGTAATTCCTGCAGCCCCGCACTGGCCTGTTTCACACTGTCAATCTGACGATAAAACGCAGCAGCTGTTTTATCCTGAGCCTCCGCCAGAGCCATGGCCTGCGCCTGTTCCTCGCGCATTTTCTGGCTCAGCGCCTCCATGCGCTGGCGGGTTTTCTCCACCTCGCGGGCCATGCGTTCATGAGCCTGTGCGTTCTTCTCCACCGTCTGCGCATGGACGGATGCGGCTGTTGCAGCCGAAGAAGCCGCCTGCGTTGTCTGCCGGGCGGCCTGAGTCTGACGCTCCATAAAACGCTGCATACGGGCAGAAGATCGTTCTGCATCGCTGGCTGCACCATTCAGAAGGTTTTTGATACGGGGGATTTCATTTTTAAACTCTGCCGCATCAATCCCCAAATCAATGACCAGGTTGGCTATCTGGTCCATAACGCACACCTCCGGAAATACCTTCCCCAAGATGCATCAGTTCTTCGTCCGTTCGCTCCGGTATCCCGTTCTCTTCCGGTAAAAGGCTGAAATCAGCCACCGCAGCATCACTACTGCCGGACACCATTCTCACGATCAATGCCTTCAGCGAGGCAAACTGCGCATCCATCCACACATCACTGAAGCTCTGCATCCGGAAATAATCGCCCCACTCACCAAGCTCAGTGGCCGACATTTCCGACAGCATCCGCCGCCAGTCTGCCCGCCGGAACTCCCGGGCAAGCCGCATGACAAACTGCATTTCCCGCGTCAGGACTTTTCCGGCGTCAGCGCCTCATGCTCATCATCCCCGGCATTATCAATGGTCCCCATACCGCTCAGCGACAGAACCATCTCCGCCCCCGCACCCAGGGCATCATACGACCATGTTGTAATAACGGATGCGCAAAGCGTCTCTACATCCTTAGACTGATCCGCATTCCACAGTGAGCGGGAAACCAGCCAGGCATTGATATCCATCCCCATCCGCAGAAAAGCAATCTGTCGTTCAGCCTCCGGCAGTTCTCCCTCTTCGGCATCAAACTTTGCCGTTCGCTGCTGAACAAACGCCAGATATTCAATTCTCTGCAGCCCGGACAGCTCACTGAGCACCACGGACTGCTTTTCATAATTAAACGTGCCCTGTTTCAGAAACATCATGTTCTCCACCTGCAAAAAAGCCCCGGATAATCGGGGCAAATGATGAGTATCGTCCTGTTAACCTGCGGCGCTGACAGCCACCGTAGCCACTGCCACAAAATCGCCGTCAGAAGTCATGCCCACAATGCTGACACTGCCCTGCTTCACGCCTTTCACCGTGGCCACAAGCCCGTTCAGGGTCACCGTGGCAGTCTGTGGATCTGTCGAATGCACACTGATCGCTTTGTCACTGGCTCCGTCAGGTTTTACTGTAAAGGTCAGCGTGGTGGTTGCTCCCACTTTTACACTGGCAGATGCCGGTGCCACCGTCAGCCCGGTAACGCCCACGATTTCAGTGCCTTCTTCTGCCAGATACGGACGCCCCACACCGCTGATTTTCACTGTGCGGGTCATCACGTCTTTTGAGGCAATGGTTTTACCCAGTGAACTCAGCCAGCCACGGAAAACATCAACAGTACCGTTGGGATATTTGATACGAAACGCGCAGACTTCACCGGAGTCGAACAACTGAACCAGTTTTTTCTGCCCGCTGTCACCCGGACGCCAGGCCAGCGTCGCCGAAGTATCACCGACGGATTTCTGCCCCTGGGTTGTCGTTTTCCAGTCTGCATCTTCATCATCGAGATAAGTGTCATCTTCTGCATCAGCGGTCATTTCGCCAGGCTGCAGATCCTTCACCATCGCAAGACGCAGCCAGTCAGTGTCCGATAAAGGGTTCGCAAACGCATCGCCCTTGCCGGTGTACATCCAGAACGTCGTTCCCGCACCTTTCGTTTTTGCCAGTGGATTTGGTGTGGTCATTGCCACCTCCTTAATTCGTGTACGTGATCTGGTACGTGATTTCCGCCATCGCCCAGGTGGCCATCTCATTATCACGTTGATAGTTAAAACCGAGTGGGATCAGGGTGTCGATGAGTCCGGAAAGTGCCGGTACATCATTCAGGGCCGGGAAAATGGTGCTCTCCATCCACATATCCAGCTCTGAATCCGGTGCCTGTGCCCGGATGAAGACAGCAATATGCAGAACAGCCTGCCAGTCATCTTCATCCGTCATTTTTCCGGTGTACTGAGCATCACTCAGCCACACCGCCACGGCAGGCAGTTCCTGCGCATCAACAAATGCCGGAAGCCCGTCAAAAAACGTGGCGCTGTCTCCACACTGTTCCCGAAGGCGTGCCAGTACGACCTGGCGGATTTGTGTATGTCGGTTCATCGGGTCAGCCATAACCTCAGTTGTTGTTTCAGTGCATACCCCAGCTGTTTCGGCATTTCCGCAGCAATGATGCGGTCGCGGGCATCTTCAAATGCCTGTGTCAGCGGTCCGGACAGAGGGATTTTCACCACATCAATGGGGTAACGATTTTTGCCATCAATACGCCGCATCACATGCCAGCGACCATTCGCCAGTTGCTGAATAAACGCATCCCGGAAAAGATATTTACCCACCTTCAGCACGCTGCCACGGTACTGCAGTTTTCCACCACGCCGGGTCAGTCTGACCCGGGCGGTCCCCAGCTTAATGGCAGGCAGATTGCCCCGGTTAACGCGGATCCTGGCCGTCATTTTTCCTGACGGACTGGCTTTAAACACCCGGACACGCTGACGTACCAGTTTCAGGGGTATCCCTTTCACCTGGTTATCTCCCGCAACGGTATTCCCGGCAACCTGCCGGGTGGCAACCGAGACCGCTTTCTGTGCCACACGGTTTATCGCCCATGCGCTGGCCTGTGGCACCATACGGGTATCAAGGCTGTTCAGATTGCGGATGGCATTCTCAAGCCCCTTCATCCCACACCTCTTTACTCAATAAAGATCATTGGCTTACCGTTAAAGCGTTCATGCCGTGTGACCGTCCAATGTTGTCCGTCATAAACAACGCGATCCCCGCGCCGTGGGCGGTATCCCGAAGAAAACACCACCAGAGAGACCGCAGGTCCGGACAGAGCATTCAGCTCTGCCAGTGTTTCTCCCGGGATCACAGTCATATCGACATCATTAATCGAGGCTGTCTTTCCCATCTTTCTGACCGTGATCGCATCCATACGCGCTGCCAGCCGGGAAAAGGGATCAGACATTGAGTTTTACCGGCACTTCTTCTGCACTGGTTCCGGCATCTGCCCAGACAACCCGACCAGCGGATCAGAGCCGCTGTTAGTCAGCTGAACTTTTCCGGACTTCAGATAAACCTTCTTACCCGTTTTCATGTCATCCGTTTTCAGCTTAGGCAGCATAAACACACCTTCGGTCAGGCCGTCGCCTGTTTCACCCTGTGGAATATCGGTCAGCGCCACCGCAAAAACATCACCCACCTGCACCAGGTCTCCGCTGCTGATGGCTGCACTGGCAACAATCGCCACCGTTTTTCCTTCTTCTACAAAATTCTTTGCCATAACTGTCTCCGCACAGCCCCGTTCAGGGGCTGATTTCAGGTACAAAAAAAGCCCTTACGGGCCATCAGAGTTGTTGTCTGCGACGTTTACGCCGTACATTTCACCAGACCGCGGTGATCAACTGGCGCGACACCGGCGTCAATACGCACTTTCGTTGTCACGCCATCCACACTGAAGCCCTCCATCTGATCAATATATGGCGTATCCACACCGTTGAGATAAGCCACTTCAATCGTATCGGAGCCTTTTGACGCAGCCAGGTAGAAGGTGGTCTGGCTGTTATCATCAAGACGGGGCTCTGCAATAACGGTCGCAAAATCTTTCACCGGGTTAATAATACCGGCGTTAATGTCAGCCCCCTTGACACTTGAGGAGCGAATGACCTGGTTAGCAACAGACTCCATCGCCGTCGGTACCAGTACGAACGCAGGACGAATATTCAGATGACGCTCCCCCTCTTTCTGAACGCGCATCAACTGGCGGGCTTTATCCAGCGATGCCACGTCCATTGCAGCGCTCTCCAGTACGTTTGCATGTTTCGCTTTATCGAACAGACTTACATTATCTGTGGAGATTTTCGGGTTAGACGTCAGAATGGCATAAACCAGATCGGCAATAGTGGATTTCGCCGCACGGCCCAGTTTCATCGGGACATCGGTCAGCATATTCAGATCATCATTGATAATGGCCTGACGGGTGATACTGAACAGCTCGCCATAGGTCGCCAGTGCAATAGTGGCCTGTTTATCTCCGGTGGTGACGTATTTATATTCCGCCCCTTCACGCACCTGACGCAGAGCACTGAAGCCCCCATACCCACACGATGGGCAATTTTAAAATCAGACAACTGACCTTTCCGCGTCCATTGTTCATAGGTTTCAGGAGCATCTTCCCAGCCCTGCAGAATGGCTTTGTTCGCAACATCCAGCAGAATATTACCGAAGTCAGACGTACTGTGGGTGAACGCCGCACCGACCATCTGCATCGGGTTATAACCGGAAACCCCAATACCCCGTTCAGTCAGTGACATACGGGCATATTCACGCAGGGTCATCCCGTTGTAGACATTATCACGTTCGGTTTTTTCAAATCCGGCACGCGCCATCAGCGCCTGGCGAATCCCGTCCCCCACAAAATTACCGTTACCAGCATAAATATGAGCCGGTGTATTTTTATTGGATGGCGTGGACTCGCGCCCCATCTCGTTCAACAGCTTTTCGCGGGCCTGCTCCAGCGAACACTCAGGATCGGCAAGACACTGAGCCTGCAGCGTCTGATAACGCCCGCCAAACATGGCAAACAGATCATTAATACCGTTTACACGCGCTTTTTGCTCTGCCAGTACCTGCGCACGGATACTGTTTTCATTCACCACGGGTGCTGCTGCCTGCACTGGCGTCCGGGAGGCTGCAGGTTCATCATCCTGTACGCGTGGAGCACTGTTGCGTGGCGGAGTAATCATGTTTCGAATGGATTCCGGCATCTTTTTAAATTCCTCTGTACGTTTTGACTGAATACATGCCATTGCCTTAACGGCTGGCGTCACCTGATCAGCAAATCCATGTGCCAGACATTCGGCACCGGACATCCAGGTCTCATCCGCCAGCATGGCAGCAATTTCATCGGTGGTTTTCCCGGTTTTCTGTGCATAAGCGGGTAACAGAACCGCCTCAACCTTATCGAGCAGGTCGGCATAGGTGCGCATGTCCTCCGCATCACCGCCCGTAAAGCCAAATGGTTTATGAATCATCATGAAGGTGTTTTCCGGCATAATGACCGGGTTTCCCACCATCGCAATGACCGACGCCATTGACGCCGCCACACCGTCGACATAAACGGTAATGGACGCACCATGTGTTTTCAGCGCATTAAAAATGGCGATGCCTTCAAAGACATCGCCACCCGGTGAATTGATATGGAGATTAATGTGGGTGATATCGCCCAGTGCATTCAGATCACTGATAAACTGCTTCGCTGTAACACCCCAGAAACCAATCTCGTCATAAATATAAATATCCGCGTCACTCTGGTGACCAGCCTGCATCCTGAACCAGGAATTAATCTTCGGACTGGTCGTCGGTGTGCTGCGGCTCCTGTCGTTTCGTTGCGGCACTACTGCCTCCTTTATCACTGGCCGGATCGGTATCAAATACCAGATCCAGCTTGCGGTTTTCATCAATTTCGGCCTTGCGCCGACGTTTGACATCATCCGGATTACGACCACCAGCACGTACCCAGTCTGATTCTGTCGCCGCTCCACCACGAATCTGGATTTTCCAGGCCTCAGCCTCCTTAACAGGGTCAATCCACGGCATCACTGGTCCGGAATACACCGCGGTATACAGTGAAGAACGGTCAAGATCGCGGGGTAGCCTGATAACACCGGATGCCACAGCCTGTTTCAGCCATGCACGATACATCGGGCGGGTGACGGCACCAATAAACCAGTCCTGCAGGATCAGGTAGCCATCAGTAGATTCAACCAGCTCCTGACGCTGGGCGCTGTAAGTGCCGTTATAGTTGCGCGCTGTACTGGAAAAACTCAGACGACTGCCCGCCGCCACGGCACGCAACTGACCATTACGAAAAGTTTCAAGGTTAGGATTGGGGCGATCCGACTTCACCATTCCGATTTCTTCGCCGGGTTTCAGATCATCGTAAATAATGCCTGGCTGAATGGTAAGCTCGCGTTCCTTATCCTTGCTGCCATTACCATCCGGTTCATAGCTCTGCCCGTCGCCTTTGCGGATGTACATCCCCAGAGCAGCGGCGATCCTTGCTGCAGTCAGCTCATAATCTTCATAATCTTTCAGGGCACTGAGGCGGATCAGCACACCGGACAACAAAGACGTCCCGCGCATCTGGTGCAGACGGCGAACAAATTTAAGATGCAGCATTCGCTCTGCATCCACTTCTTTGGTTTCCATCTGCCGTCCGGATACGGGACGGCTTTTATACACCAGATATTTTTCGGGACGCCCCAGTCATCAACAAACACGCCCTGATTCAGCCTGTTGCTCTCATCACTGGTCATGGGAATAAAGTCCGGCTCGAGCGCCTCCAGCCAGAAATGAACACCGGCAGAAGGCGTCAGGCTGTTTATGCGCCCGGAAACCATCTGGGCAAACACCTCACCATCGCGCAGCCAGGTACGCAGCATCAGACGTTCCAGCATCGGACGGGTAAACTGCCCGGTGACTTCCGGGCTGACAGACCATTCACTCCATCGGGTGCGAATCTCCGCTGCCAGATCACGGGCAATGGCCCCATTGCGTAATACCGGATGTGGCTCGACAATAATCCCGTTTTTCCCCACCACCCGTTCTTCCAGCTTGTCAAATACACCAATAACCAGATCGTGGTTGTTATCAAGGTAACGGGCCTGCTCACGTAACGACACGGCCCCGTACTGGCTTAGCTGGTCGGCAGTTCGGTTCTCCCGTCGGGCTTTGTGTGTCCGCGTCGTTTTTACGGCTTCATAAGCCTGGATCACCGCACGGGAACGCAGCCTTGCCGCTTTCCATCCAGGTGAAAAAACGCCAATCACATCATCAAGAATTGCCATCAGAACCTCGCCAGCCGGTACCCGGGATGCCCCCGTCGTCGTGTAATCAGAGCCGCAAGGCGGCGCTCCCACTCCTGCCGTCCCTGCCGGATCTCAGATAAGTTTTCCATGGTCATCTGCTGACCATTAAAGGTGACGGATTTTCCGTCCAGCACCGCCATTTCAGCTTCCATATAACGCTGAATCATGGCTTCGATATCATTCTGGTTCATAACCATCCTCCGGAAGTCAGCCAGGGGTTAACATCGTCAGTTACTGTTTTCTTCCGTTTTTGTTTTTTAACAGGCGTGGATACCGGTTCCGGTGAGGATGACGGTTCGGTACTGTCCTGGACACACTCCAGCCAGGTTTCCCGGCTCGCCCACTCCGGTGCATCCGGCCAGCGGATCTTTTCGTATCCATGCAGAATGACCAGAGCCTCGGCATACACCATCAGGTCAAAAGCTTCGTTGGCACCGCGACCAGGCTTACTCCATTTCCCGTCACTGCTCCGCTCTTCATACGTCAGTTCGTCGTAAAACCAGCTCCCCAGCCAGTCAGGGAAATGCACATAGCCGGGACCTGGCGAGTCACGCCATAACGCGTTATTCACCCGGTCTTTCAGTGCATCCGTCTGAAGAAGCCAGAGCGGCACATCACCTGCGGCCTGCGCCCGTCGGCCCGTTCGTCCGGTGTTATCAGGGAATGTACGAGTGATCAGTTTTGCGCGCCGGATGCTGTCGCCCTTAAACAGGTAAATACGTTTACCAAGGCCATCACGACGGCAACGACGCCAGAATTTATAGGCATTATCAGTGACCCCGTCTTCACCGCCGGAGTCCACCGCCATTGCCATCAGTCGCATTTGTTGAGAAGGATCGGAGGCCAGCGGCCAGCTTTTATGAAAAACATCCGTCAGCAGGACATCCCAGTCTTCCGGATAGCTGGCCGGATCAATTCGCTGGCTCTCCCCGTCGCTGTCACCGCGCAATGACTGCGTGATGTTGTAACGATCAATAATCCAGCGTTCGCCACGGCTGCCATAGCCCGTTACCTGAACCACAAAACGGCGATGACGTCCCGCCTGCACATCCACTGTCGCCACAAGGAAATTAACGCCATCCGGCACACTGCGGGAAGGAACTGGCTCTGCCCGCTGCTCAAGCAGTTCACTTTTTCGTTGCTCCATGCTGGCGCGGGGAAGATAAGGTAATCCCCAGTCGGTATTGATAACCGTCTTGAGTGTTTCTTCACTTCCGGTTGTCTCGTATTCCTGTTCTGCAGTAAGCAGTTTGTAAACGAGTTGCGAGAGTGTCTGGTAAGCAGCTGCCGGACCCTCCATCCAGAATGACGCAATACGTGAGCGTCGGGGATCACCATAACGACTGCCATCCGCATTGATGGATTCACCATCCCGCAACCAGACCCCACGTCCGTTCAGCTCACGTTTTTGTTCAGGCATAATCCGTCCTGAACAGGAAGGGCACTGAATATAAGCCGCCTCACTTGCCAGCACGGGATCGGCAATATCACGGAAACCAGCAACCACATCGCCGCAGGGCTGAAAATACTCACCACAGTGTGGACAGGGCCAGTACCAGCGACGGCGATCACCACGGTTATAGAGCGACAGGATCCCCGTGGTTGGTGGAGCCTCATGCGGTGAAGTCCGTCGCCATTTCACATCCTTCACATCCCTGCCGGGGGAACTCTCCACCAGCGTCATACCGCTGGACATAAATGTGGTGGTACGTTTTGAGGCAAGAGAGAAAGCATCCCCTCGCCATCAATATCTTCCGGAAAACGGTCATAATCCGTCAGCGCGACGCATTTATAATCTGATGAGGACATGATATTGACTGACGGCCAGCCGATTTTCAGGTAGTTACCAGCAAGGAATGTTCTGTCATAAACGTTGTTGTCATTTTTGTTCGGACTCAGGCGACTGACCACTTCCGGGCTGACGCGAAACGTTCTGGCGAGTCGTTTTTTGGAGTGTTCGCGGGCTTTTTCCTCCGTCATCTGAATGATCAGCATATCAGCAGGATCGCAAATCACGTTGTAAATCACCCAGCCGTCAATCAGGCCGATAGTCTTGCCGGTTCGTGCCGGGCCAACAAATATCACTGCGTCGTATTCACGCGAGGCCAGGCAGTTCATCGGCTCAATAACATACGGTGCCACCAGCGGATCCCACGGGACTGAGTTCCCTGCCCCCATGGGCACCCGCATATACTGAGCAACGGCATCAGCAACCCGCATTCGTCTCGGTGCGCGAAGGATATAACCTGAATCGGTTCGTGCTGCCTTTGCGGTTTCCTGATTCAGCATTACTCCTCCTGCTGTAATTCCTCCTCATCATCCGCACCTGCTTCAGTCACCCGCAGGGCTATCTGATCGCGCAGATCATCAATAATGGACTGAACACGGCTCACAGCGGCAGGCTGCAGACCGCAGTCACGTTCCAGAATATCCGGTAATGTCTCCAGCACCTGCACGACCGCTTTTGCCCAGATGGCAAACTCCCGTCTGACATCACTGGCCGGAATGAGTTGTGCCGTTTCCTGTTCGAACTTAAGACGCTCACGTTCAGACTGATACCAGGCTTTGCGCTCATGCGCGTCCATTTCGCCTTCTGCAACCGGCGGTGGCAATGCCAGAAATGCCGACACAATATCAACCACCCGATAAAGCTTGAGGTTGCTTTCATGCCCCCCTGCAACGGGTAGATTTTGCAGCCTTGCCGCAGCAGTCTGGCGATGTACACCTGACAGTGCCGCCAGTTGACTGATATTCAGCGTCAGATTTTTTAACTCTCGATCCATACCCGCTCCAGAATGTTTTAAACATGCATCTTGCGAACAACTTTAGGCAAACGGTGTTAGTGATGAACAAAAAACAATCAAAATCGACACTGCAAAAATAAAAATACTGTAATATCAATCAATTACAGCAGTGGTGATGACGAATGAAATTTCAAAAACTAGCCTTTTTCCGCGACGCTCCCGCCCCGTGGCAGGCCACCCCACCGGGAGGACCCGTCAGCCTGACAGCCATGACGAACGTCTGATACAGCGCCTTGCATGAATGGCATCGGGATAATCCAGAAAGGAATAGCATCGTGCCCACAAGAATCTGTGTGAGTATCCTGTTTCTTCCCCCCCGCACAGGACTGGCGAGCATGAGCGACAAACCCGCGAACCATAAACGCGGTAAAAACCCGGTGTGCATCGTTTTTGATTATTCCCGCACACTCTCGCAGAAGGAGTTCCCCGTCGGGCTACGGTCTCTGTTAATACGGGAATACGGCGACGATACAGCGCATGATGTGTCAGGCTTGAATACCTTTATCCGTTAAAAGGGATATCAGTTAAGTTATCCCGTGTAGGGTATAAGCCATTATCAAAGCCACTCTGTAGGGAGTGGCTTTTGTAATGGCAATAAAAAGCCCCGCGAATGCGAGGCTAAATCCAGGTATTTTTAATGACTGGCTCTTATTTCAACGCAGCCCCTTACCGCGCGCCAGATGCTCAACTTCAAGCATCAGCAATGAGATGTTTAATCTGGATTCACTCCAGAAGTGATCACCACCCTGTCTACAGAGCCAGATGTGAAGGATGATGAGTAAAATTATCGCTATCATCGAAGGCATTGCGTCCTGATATATTCCTGAAGCGTTCTCAGTGCTGTCTGGTCTCTGATGATTCCGTCCCGGATACCGAGAACGTTTCGTCCAGCAACTGGAGAGAGTTCGACGGTGGCATCATTGCCCATGCCGGAGGCGCTGGAGGTTTCGGCTGAGGATGGCACAGAGCATTTTCCTTTGACGAGCACCCGACCACCATTATCAAGCTTGCGCCGAAGAGCATCATTTTCAGCTTTCGCATCAGCCAACTCCTTCGTGTATTTAGCATCGAGTACATCAGCAGCACGCTGGCGTTGCTGCATGTCAGTAATGGTGGCGGTCGCCTGCTTCAGCTCACTGACTTTTTTATCACGCTGTTCTTTGTAGGCGATGGCGTTATCACGGTAATGATTGACCGCCCACGACAGGCAGACGATGATGCAGATAACCAGAGCATAAATAATCGCGGCGACTCTGCTCACTGATCTATCCCCAACAGGCTAATGCGCTTTCCTGGTCACGACGAATAACCTGTCCATAGCAGTTATTTGAACGTATGCGGCAATCGCGCCCACCATCTTTTATCCACCAGCGAATCGCCTCGCATGCACCTTTACGATCACCAGCATTCAGCCGCTTATAAAACGTCGACGGAAAACACTTACCGGGGCCAATGTTATAGGGACAAAATGACGCGATACCCGCTTTTTGTGGCTCGGTCAGTAGTACTTTAATATTGCGCTCCACCCATGCCAGCGCCTTATCACGCTCAATGGCGTTGACCTGGTCGCATTTTTCCTTCGACAGTTTCATACCGGGAAAAACGGGTTTTCCATCCACCATCGTGGCACCCCGACAGATGGTCCAGATGCCGGACCCATCGCGGTATGCCGTTGTGTGGTTACCTTCTTTTTCATCCAGAAACTGGTCGAGAATATCAGGCGCGGGCGCACCGACGGCAATCAGTGCCAAAACGGCAGCCGACAGGCCGTATCTGATTTTTGCGTTCATGGATATTTATCAGGATTTATCGGTTTCTGCCCACGGACAGGTTTATCTGTTCCGGTCAGTGACTTAAGGTTGTGATTCCGGAGGAGTCTTCAGAGAACCAGTAATTCTTCCCGGTAGCTTTCCTTTGTAGGTTATCCATACATTCTGCGCCTCTAAAATTACGGGGCGCTTTTCCGGCGACTGCTCATCCCCTTCACATAACCCGGCAGCAACATCCAGGAAGACCTGTCTGATGCTCATTCTGGCTGCTGCCTCATAAAACTCCAGCGCGGCACCTTCAACACGGTCCAGCGAGATGTCCAGGTCAAAAATTTCACCGTCAAAGCGTTTTTTGTCCCGTAACGCTAAAGTTACCGTAACTTTATTCTCAAAATTGCGGATCCCTTTCACAATCAGTTCATAGTTTTGAGTCATTGAATTACTCTCCCCGTGCCGCCTTACGCTTGTCTTCTTTAATCTTGAAATAAAGGTTTGTCAGATACGTCAGCAAGCCAAATACCAGACTACCCAGCACACCTATTGCCGCCCACTGTGAGGGCGTGACTTTATCGAGCAACTGTAAAAACCAGTACCCGGCACTACCTGCTGAGGTGCCATAGGCGACACCCGTTGTTAACTTATCCATGGATTTCATAACCCACCTCGCAGATGCGGGTGCTGTGTAATGGAAATAAAAAGGCCACCTGACGTGGCCACCAGATTATTTCCCCACCAGCTCGTTTATCTCTTTCACTGTCTGGTTAAACCGCTCTGACTCAAGCTCAACACCTAAGGCCCGACGCCCCAACGCCATTGCTGCTTTTATTGTGGAACCGGATCCCATAAAAAAATCAGCAACCAGATCACCAGGTCGACTACTGGCATTGATTATTTGCCTGAGCATATCCGCCGGTTTCTCACACGGATGTTTACCCGGGTAGAACTGAACGGGTTTATGCATCCAGACATCGGTATAAGGCACGGAGACTGATACGGAGAAATAGCGCCGGAGAGATTTAAACTCATCCAGCAATTCAGAATATTTGCGATTCAGTGAATCATAAGACGCCACCAGCTGGTGGTGTGGTTGTTCCAGTTGTTGTTCCTGAAACTTCTCTGCCGCTATACGGGAAAACAGTGCCTGTAACTTCCGATAGTCAGCCTCATTCGGCAACTGCCACTGACTGGCACCAAACCAGTGGGAAACCATATTTTTCTTACCTGTGGCTTCGGCAATTTGTTTTGCCGTTATACCCAGTTCGGCACGAGCATCCCTGAAATACGATATCAGCGGTGCCATTATGTGCTGTTTGAGTTCCCTTTCTTTTGCCGCATAGCCGTCACTTTTGCCGCGATATGGCCCCTGGTAATGTTCAGCAAACAGAACGCGCTCTGTGGCAGGAAAATATGCGCGCAGACTTTCTTTATTACACCCATTCCAACGTCCGGACGGCTTCGCCCAGATGATATGGTTAAGCACGTTGAAACGTTCACGCATCATGATCTCAATATCAGATGCCAGGCGATGCCCACAGAACAGGTAAAGGCTTCCGGCAGGTTTCAACACCCGCCAGAACTGGGCCAGACAGTGGTCCAGCCACTTAAGGTAATCTTCGTCCCCTTTCCACTGATTGTCCCAACCGTTGGGTTTCACCTTGAAGTAAGGCGGATCGGTAACAATCAGGTCAATGAAATCATCAGGCAGGGACTGAATAAAATGCAGGCAATCAGCGTTGATTAAATCAATACTGTTTATTTTTACAGTGTTTTTCATGGATCAGTAAGCGTAACTCTGGTAGGCTCACTCTGCTTTTGCGCTAAAGCAGTGGGCCGTGGTTCGCTTGTGACCAGTAGGCATGAGCGAATGGCTGGCAGGTGCTACCAACACCCACCAGCCGCCCATTTTCACAAATTAAAAGCCCTTCATTGCTGAAGGCGTCTGTAACAGCCGAACTGGTAATCTACCAGCCCCGCCATAACCAGCTGGGTCAGTATTAACTGACAGCGTTCGCGTGAAAGGTATGTGTTTTGTGCAATCTCCCCGACTGTTGCCGGTTCGATGCTTAATTCATTAAAAACAACTTTCGCCGTTTCTGTCATATCTTGCTGTTTTAGCATGTCTTTTTCCCTTCTGGTTAACATGACATACCAATAACTCTTGTCTAAAAAGCCAGCAAGATAAAAAGTCAGTATTCACGACCACCAGCGTGTTTACCGTACTGCTCTTGGTTTACAGGTACAAAAAAACCGCTCGACGGCGGGTTTAAGTTGTGTGGCGAAGTAACCACTCTTAACACGATACAATAGTTTTTGCGTACGCGTTAGTTTTTTTTTACAATAAGGACACACAGCGAATAAGGGAAAACTATGAACTTTTCTAATACCAAAAAAAACAATTTAACAAAGAAATGTCAAGTTAGGGCTTTTAATGTGAACCTTGACGGGAAGGGTAATTTATTTCAGCAAATATCAACAAATAATAAATTTGTACAGGGTTCCATAATCCAGTTATCAACTAACAGGCATTTAAAATTAAAAGAATTTAGCACTAAAGGTAATATCCATTACTTACATTTTTCTTTATACAATCCGAAAGAAGAAGTGTCGATCACCCCAAATAAACCTAACACTAAAGATTTGTTAGATGTTGAAAATTTTGACAATTTACATGCCTTCTTTATGGTTAAGGATAATCAAATTGCTTCACTCCTTCAAATATCCACTAACTGGAGTGAAGTCAAAATAGCAAAAATCTTCAAATGCTATGGCATAGATATTATACCGTCAGCTATCTTAAAGAAAAATGTAATCCAAAAAGTCAAAGATGATGGTTTGCGCGCTGTACATGTGAATTTCAACGTGCATGAATCAGATTTTGTTAACAAGCCTAGTTTCTTATCTGTGTTTGTAAAAAAAGAGCCAAAATTAAAACAAACAGGAATAAGTGGCCATTTTACTATCGATGCCAGAGGAAACCCTGCCGTTGCTGCATCAATTGAAAACAATCCGACGCCTTGGATATCTGATTTAAACAGTGACTTTTACTTTGAAACTAAAAAAGGAGAGAAAATCACTAGCGATGACATGAAACTTACAAAGATTTACTACACGTTACCATACGGCTCGCAAACAATTTCCAGCAAATATGCTCATGAAATTTTAGAGCATTTTGTCACAAATGAGTTATAATATACTTAAAAACGGGGAGGCCATATGTTTAAAGATTATAACTGGACGGGAATTATAATTACCACAGGAAACTTCCTAGCCTCCTTCTTTTTCTCAAAATATCTCACAAACAGCTTAACAAATAACAATGACGCATTAAATCTTGTTGCAAATGTTTTCTCAATCCTATCCGGTTTTTTATTGCTAGTCATTACTATGTCTGGTGAGAACTCCTCAATTTCGAAATCACTTAATGCATTAGACAAAGCCAACCAGAGCACTCGATTTTATATGCGCTTTGTAAAAAGCTATACTCTATTCTTGATGTATATAATTACACTTGCATTAATATTTGTATTTTATCTTTTATCCAAGGATAAAACACATTCAGGTATTTATTTTGAATATACAAAAAACACTATTGCATATTCAATCTCATTTTTAACATGTTTCTCATTCATACAATCAACTTTCATTCCATTGAAAATAAAGGAATTGTTTGAAGAGAAGAAAAACATGAATACTTAATTAGAAGCCGCTGAAGCGGCTTCTGCAATCACCAAAACAAAATTGATATGCATCCCTCAACAAATCCCATTGCAGTTTGCAGCTCCTTCCTAATTGTGCCATCCGAGCATCTGCGTTTCTTCGCGATAGAACGCAGTGAGATACCTATAACAAAGTGAGCAATGATCAGTTCATATTCTTCTGGTTTATATTTACGCAACCGCACCACACAACCGTCTATCATGATCCCTTCATCATCATCACACTGGAGGCGTGACTTTTTACCGTGTGGTAAAAGCCCCTTGAAGCCTGCCGCGATCGGCTGCCAGTCCACTCCGCTGTTATCTGCTGCTGCCCATGCTCCCCAGCGGTCCAAAACCTCGTACATATCACGCATCAAATCTCTCCACAAAATCAGGCCAGCACACCAATTGCCAGCGCGCGATCGATAAATCGAAAAATTAGCTCCAGTTGGGAACCATACTTCTCTTCAAATGCCACAGTGTCCACATGCAACTCGTCGTGATGCTTTCTGCACAAAGGCAATACAAAGAGGTCATGCGCTTTTGTACCCATTCCACCCTGACAGTGACCTATCAGGTGGTGGGGATCATCAGCAGGCTTTCCACAACATGCACACGGCTGTGTCTTAACCCAGCGCGTGTACTTTTCATTAACCCAGCGGCGACGTTTTGGGCGTAACATAAAAGACTCCGGCGACTCAGGATCCACTTTCAGCGCCAGCACCTTTTTCGCTTTATCCTGGATGATGCTGGTGGCAGGAACCGAAGGCACAAGGTCACTTTCCCGGGTAGCAGACGGCACAACAGGCTTCGGTAATCTAAGTGCCTTACGGGCTGCACTTTCCGGTAAGGCATCCGCCAGGTCATTACGAATCAGCCACCAGCACAGTTCCGGCATTGTCACAACGTGACTGTCATCAAAACCGAGATCCCGACGCACAACAGACAACACCCAGCGGGCACAGTTATCCGTTGCCATTGATTCCAGCCGTTCCGTGAACTGATCGCGCAGCTGGTTATCGCAGTGCCAGCACAGACGGATTGCGCCCGGAGCGTGTCGCATTGTGGTCATGTTCTCGCTGTGCCAGTCGGAATGAGGCCACTGGCAGCCTTTTTCACGAAGTAACCAGCTTTCAAGACATTCCACGCCACCAGCACGACGGATCACTGCCTCATTGCGGAACACGGCCCGAACGGCAGGATCATCCGCCAGCGGTTGTGATGCCGCCGGAACGGCACCACTGGCGAAAGATGAATAACGTTCCGGCTCAGGCTCCAGCAGGACACGCCCCTGCATAAACAGGGGCATCAGCTCTGAACCTGGCCTGAACAATACGATCCCCATACGCGGGGCAATTTCAGGAGTCAGTAGTGCTCTCACGGTCACCTCAATGAACGGTATCGAGTAGCTTTAACAGCTCAGGGAATCGGGATTCGAAGAAATGCGGCTGCGTCTCGCGCGGATTTGCGGGACTGGTGATGTTCTTGCCGAACATGCAGCCTTTCGCTGTCAGCGACCAGAATTTTTTGATGTTGTTAATCGCGGTACGGCTGTATCGTTCGCGTTGTTCAACGATCCCCAGCTTCGCCATCTGGTGATATGCCTGATTAGCCGTCAGGCGGATACCATACTGCTTCAGCAGTGCACTCAGCGACAGCGTCGGGCGGCTTGAGCCATCAGGCGCGTCAGCAGGTGCATCAATGGCATAGCGCGGTGCCAGATTCGGTAAGCCAACAGCCTCCTGGAGTTTCTGACAGGCCCCAAGCACAGATGAGTTAGACAGATTTAACTCCCGGCGCATAAAGTCCAGCAGAATCACGCCAGCCTGCATCTTGTCAGCAGCCTGCCCGGATAATTTTTCCGATGCGCTGGTTACCATATCGAAAGTACGGATCACCTTCAGATGGAATGACGGGCTGATCCACATTGCATAGGCATACACCAGTTCTTTGCAGACATACGTCCCCTGGTTATTTCCGCCACGAATAACGTTAACTGGCTCTATATTGACCGAGTTGCAAATCTGCAACTCGCTTATTAAACGTTCAGTTTGCTCATTGCGGAGCCAGAATGCAGGCTTATGCTTATCCAGAGAACCGGCAGCCCTGTGCAGATCGTTCAGGCTGTAACGCCCATAAGCATCACGACGAACTTCAATACCATCAATGACCATCAGATTATTCATACTTCGTTTCTCCTCTTGATCAGGCGGCTGCACCCGCCGTTTTCTCGTACTTACTGATAGTGATCTCGACCTTCCCTTCCGGGATAACCGGTCCCCACTCCACCAGCATTCTTTTCACCTGGCTGTCGTCTTCCCACACACCCGCGTGGGTCAGGGCGTCAAACAGCGCCTTGTTATAGTTGTCCAGATCGCGGATCCGGTTATCCGGTGGAAACAACACGATCTCCACTGAAGCAGGTGCCGACGTTGGTTTCGGCAGACGACGTAACTGTTCAACTATTGCTGCGCACGCCGCGCTCTGAAATTTTCGCCCCGCCGCGCTTATCAGGCTCTTACCTGCAAACGCCCCTTTGTTGGGGTGTCGCCAGTACGTGTTCACGCTGGGCGGAAAAGGCAGGATCAGCTTCATGCCACTATCTCCCTGACCAGCCGTTCTGCCTGCTGGCGAACCTGCGCCAGAAACGCCTCACCACATGCCTCAAGTTCATCGCGCCCGATGTAGCTGATTGCCGGTCCCTTCCAGGTCTTATCGAAAACAGCAATAGCACCAGCGAAGAAAGCACCTGTCGGCACCTGCTTCTCGTCTTTCGGGATAAACCAGGCAGGCAGTTCAAAACCAATACGCCCGCGAATAAAAGCAATATGGTCTGCATCTTCCGGCCACCACACTTCGCTGGTGGCAGCTTTGATCAGGAAAACATAGCGCCCGCCTTTATCACGCATAGCACTGGCATGTTTCATGATGTAACGCATGCCGGTGATGTATTGCCCCTCATGCTGACTGGCGCGGCTGTATGGGGGATTACCAAAGGCAGCACCTTTAAGCTCCGCAAGACGTTCTGACCAGTCATGCGCCAGCGCGTTGTCTTCCGCCGTGTAATACGCGGCACATTTGGCGTTATCACCGTCAGTGAACAGATCCAGAACAAACGGGCCAAACAGGGTGTTAATTCCCCAGAAAATGTTATCCGGCGTGCGCCACTGATCGCCCACTTCCTTCAGTTCATGGGCTGGTTTGTTCCGCAGTTCGACCAGCGCCTGGCAATATTTATTACTCATTAAGCCCCACGTAATTCCCTGACAGATACCACTCATCACCCGGTACAGCGCGCTTGCTGCTTTTCCGTAAACACCGCTCACGACGCGCAAGAAAATTGTTTCGCTCTGGCTGGGAGTGGCTTTCACGGAATGCCGCCATCCACACGGTTGCAGCACGACGGTATAAGCCCCTCGACTCCAGTTCTTCCGCCTGGCGGGTCAGGCACAAAATCACCCGGGGATCGTTAGTGCCGACATAGAAATTGCGCACAGGTCTGGTTTCACGAACTGGTTGCGGTTCCGCCTCCTGCGATATCTTTGTCTGGCGCGGGAAATGTCTGCGTGTATCCCCTTCACAACGGTGAGCCACACGCCCACTCTGACGTAACTTGCTTGCTGACTGCAGAACGCGCTGCCGTGAGTAACCTGCAAAAGCATCCGCAATGTCTCCGGAAGTACACCCCGGATGGGCTTCAATGTATTTCTGAACTTCATTCAAAAGACTCATGATCACCCCCTGAATCCTGCCGGGATCTGGCTGTAGTCCACGTTGTCGTAACTGGCTTTGAAGTACGGGTCCTCGCGTCTGGCTGCAGATACCGCAGGAACTTCCCAGGATTCTTCGAAATGACGATCCGGACCAAAGAACGTGACAGCCTGTTTCACAAATTGTGTGCCGCTGTTACCCATCGCAGATACCCAGCCCGCGTAGCGTTTCACACCTTCCAGCATGGTTTCGGGTTTACCCCCTCATTCAAACGGGCTTTCCAGGCTTTGAAGGCTGCAGATTTTGAATTGCCACCAGCACGTTTGGGATATACCAGCCATGCCTGCTCAAACTCCGGAGAGTATTCCGGTCGGTTTGAACGAACTCGCACGGACTCATCAACTGATGCACCAACAGCTATTGGTTCATTGACTGGTTCTTTGACTGGTTCAAAAGAGTGACTGGTTCTGGGTGAATCTCCTGCACTACCCCCTGGTGCAACTCCTGCACTACCTGGTGAATTTGCTGCACCAGATAGTGAATTATTTGCACTACCCCCTAGTGAATCTCCTGCACCATCAAGATGAAGGAGATAGATATTACTTGAGTTACCTTTTTCACCTTTCCGGGTGACTTTTTTTACCAGCCCGGACTCACAAAGGGCCGCAATATGATTCATCACAGAACGTTTGCTAATCTCGCACTGGTCAGCAATATGCTGGTAGCTGGGCCAGCACTCACCCTGATCGCTGGCATTATCAGCCAGCTTGATCAGAACCAGTTTTCGCAATGGATTACCCACTCGAATTTTCATCGCTTTAACCATCAGCTCCATACTCATGCTGCACCTCCGAGATGCTTCATGTTTTTTCCGGAGCGAAAGGCTATAAGCGGCATACTGACGCGGTAATTACGGCCAAGCGGTTCACAAATCACCTTCTGGCATTCACGGTCAACCAGGCTAACACGTAGAACATGCCCTGCAGGTGTGGTGTACCACTGCCCAACTGTAGGAATTGATATTTTTTTACGCTGAAGTAAACGGTGAATATTGAGGATCAACGGATTAAGCATGACGATGCCCTCCGCTGATATTCAGGAGACGGTGAATATGAAGATTAGCCTTATCCGCCAAACGAATACGTTCAGCCTGCAAGTTAAGAAGGGTTTCTACCAGAAGTTGATGCGCCTGCGGATCTGAAAGAGTTACCTTGCGCAGAGCACGTAGTGCTGTTGTTACATAACTGAGTTTATGTAAGTCTTCATCATTCAGACGAGTGAGGGCTGGGACAGTAGCCATGATGGCAGCCTCCTTGATCGGTGAAATACTTCCACCACCGGAAACGCCAATTTCGCTGGTGGTGAACTGAACGGGGTTGGCGTAACCGGTGATCAAGGAAACCGGCGCATCTTTCGATGCCCCCGCCCAGCCCACCATAACTTTGATGTGAGCAAATGCGGACGATAAAAAAGACGCTGGCGCGTCATATATCGCCTTGATCAATTCCAGGACGCCAATCCCGGCACCCGCTTTATAAGGTGCCTGAACAGTGTAACGTCCCGGAATGGCAGAATCAATGTGCTGGTGGTCCTTCACACTCAATAAAATCACGCCTGAATTTCCACAAAGGACTAAAGCACTCATGCGGGTAGTCTTTGCGAAGATAGATAACGCGCTGTGTTTCTGGCTCCCAACGAATAACATGAACATAAAGTCCTCTTCCGTCACTAAACCAGCGGTTAAGTTCCTGCACAACTCGCCCCCCACAGTCAGGTAAAGTTCTCTGTGGTTACTTACAGCCAGGTGATTTGGTAATCTGCATTCATGCCGTAACAACAGGTGTTCAGCGACGCTGACCACCAGCTGTTGCGACAAACGGTTATTTGCCGTTAAACTGTTCATGCGTTAGTTTCTCCACAGACACAAAACGCCACGACGCCCGGAGCTGCACACTCGCGGGCGTCACTCTTTTCTGGAGCGCAAAAGATTTTGTAGACCAGTGCTGCATGCTCTTGGAGCTTCGAAATTGACAGATACAACTCATCATTAATTGCTGTCTGCTCGTGTGGCTCCACGACCCCATCTTCGATTGCCGAACGAATCTGCTTTGAGTAATTCCCGATCTGTTCGATGACTTCCAGCAGGCGCTGGTTTATATCGGCGTTCTCTACTTCCTCAATTTCAGGAAGCGATACGAACACCCCACCAGCAGACTGTGCGACAGCATCCGCAATGTAGTGAGTGCCAGCCGCGCGCTGTAAAACCATTGCCCATCCCAGCGGGAAAATCTGATCGCCATCGGCACGAAGGCGGTTAAATAATGCGTTCTCTGTTACATCCAGCCAGTCAGCTGCTTCAGCGTAACCACCCGGCAACGCTGCGATAGTTTTTCTGACAGCTTTCACGTACCACTCAGGCTGTTTTTCTACTTTCCAGTGATACTTACCCACGGTTAGCCTCATCGTTCTGTGGTTAAAAATTGAAGGTGTTCTGTTAATCTTTCGGATAGATATCCGGTCTTAAGTCAGATTTCGTAATTGCACCTGACGTGCATTGCTCAAGTTTTTTCGCCAGCACAAAACTGGCTTTTTTATAACCATTGAAAACCAGCCGTAAGTAGCCAGGTGTTGAGCCAACTTTTCCGGCCAACTCGCCCTGCTGTTCTTTGGTTAAAGAGTCCCAATACGCTTTCATACAATATGTACCTCCGGTATACATATTACATGATTGAAATGAACCTTCAAGATACTTGTACCTTATCGGTACAAAGGTTTTAATTTCGTTATGAAAACAATCCATGACATCCGGCGGTCTAACGCCAGAAAACTGAGAGATGGTGTTGGCGGAAATTCATCCTTTGCCACCATGATTGATCGCGAGCCAACCCAAACCAGCAGGTTTATGGGGGATGGCGCTACTAAAAATATCGGTGACAGCATGGCACGGCACATCGAAAAATGTTTCGACCTGCCTGTCGGATGGCTTGATCAAGAACACCAGACAACGAACATCACAAAAAAACCTGATGTTTCAATCACTAACAAACAAATAACGTTAGTCCCTGTCATATCATGGGTACAGGCCGGAGCATGGAAAGAAGTTGGCTATTCTGAGGTTGATTTGAGCACAGCAGAAACGTATCCCTGCCCTGTACCCTGTGGCGAAATGACTTATATCTTGCGGGTGATTGGTGATTCAATGATTGATGAGTACCGCCCTGGAGACATGATTTTTGTTGATCCCGAAGTCCCTGCCTGCCACGGTGACGACGTTATTGCATTGATGCACGATACAGGCGAAACCACCTTCAAGCGATTGATAGAAGATGGAACACAGCGTTATCTCAAAGCATTAAACCCAAACTGGCCTGAGCCTTACATTAAGATTAACGGTAATTGCTCTATAATTGGTACAGTGATTTTCTCGGGAAAACCAAGAAGATACACAATAAAGGCCTAATCAATATTTATGAACCTGCTTCGGCAGGTTTTTTTATACTTGACAATGTACCCATGAGATACATAATGTATCTAAAAGAAACATAACACAGGCAAGATTAAAACAAAATTTGGTTGTAACACGGCGTATGGCACATGCGTCGTTAGCGGTCTGGTGACGTTAAAGGGGACAATCCACTCCTTGCTCGAGCAAACAAACCAGGTAGCCGGAATGTGCAAGTCAATGATGATGCTGATAAGACGCCTAACCAGCGTGGCGATTCGGTTTGACGCCTGGGAAGAGACCAGGGTGCAACGATGAGGGCATTTATGGAGCCGCGACAAAGTGTGGTGCCGTAACTGGCTAAGTGCTCTCAGCGTTGTGGTAATCCGCGAAATGGCGCGGCGGTAAGTATGGCGGGGTTACTCTTTCCCCGTTGAGGACACCGGATTGTCAGGTTGACCATACGCCTGAGTGACAACCCCACCACAACAGCCACTGCTTTGGCGGTACCAGTTTGTACCCTTGCTTCCGGCTGGTACCGCTCTTTTTACAAAACAGAGAAGAGCATCACCGGACGACGGGCTCATAACCCAATCCATCCGGGCGGCAGTCACCGCAGGTGTTCTTCTCTGTTTTGTGGAGAAACCAACCGACCTTGCAGGGTCGATATGATGAGGAGCAGCAAAATGGCTAGCGAACGCAGTACTGATGTGCAGGCATTTATCGGGGAGCTGGACGGCGGCGTATTTGAAACCAAAATCGGCGCAGTTCTCAGTGAAGTCGCTTCCGGTGTGATGAACACGAAAACCAAAGGTAAGGTCTCGCTCAACCTGGAAATCGAACCGTTTGATGAGAACCGAGTGAAAATCAAACACAAACTCTCATATGTTCGCCCGACTAACCGCGGGAAAATTTCCGAAGAAGACACCACCGAAACGCCGATGTATGTCAATCGCGGTGGTCGCCTGACTATTCTGCAGGAAGACCAGGGACAGTTACTGACTCTTGCCGGTGAACCTGACGGAAAACTCCGCGCAGCAGGTCGTTAATATCGTTTTTAATTAACTGATTATTTATCTCATCACTGAATATCTTTATATAGTGAGGACTTATTATGTCTCAGAACTTAGACGCAACCGCAATTAATCAAATCCATGCCCTTATTTCTGCTCAGGGTGTTAATGAAATTATCAGTAAGATTGGTGCCGATGCTGTGGCATTGCCTGAGAATTTCCGCATTCATGATCTGGAAAAATTTAATTTAAATCGCTTCCGTTTCCGTGGTGCGCTTTCCACTGCCAGCATCGATGACTTTACCCGTTATTCTAAAGATCTTGCAGATGAAGGCACCCGCTGCTTTATCGATGCTGATAATATGCGTGCCGTCAGTGTGCTTAACCTGGGTACTATTGATGAACCAGGTCACGCAGATAACACCGCCACACTCAAACTGAAAAAGACAGCACCGTTCTCTGCTCTGTTGTCTGTTAACGGCGAGCGTAACTCCCAGAAGTCACTGGCAGAATGGATTGAAGACTGGGCCGACTATCTTGTGGGCTTTGATGCTAATGGTGACGCTATTCAGGCAACAAAAGCGGCTGCGGCTGTCCGTAAAATCACGATTGAAGCAAACCAGACCGCTGATTTTGAAGATAATGACTTCAGCGGCAAACGCTCCCTGATGGAGTCTGTCGAAGCGAAGACCAAAGACATTATGCCAGTGGCATTTGAATTTAAATGCGTTCCGTTTGAAGGTCTGAAAGAACGTCCGTTTAAATTACGCCTCAGTATTATCACTGGCGATCGTCCTGTACTGGTTCTGCGCATTATTCAGCTGGAGGCGGTGCAGGAAGAAATGGCTAACGAATTTCGTGATCTGCTTGTTGAGAAATTCAAGGACAGCAAAGTAGAAACCTTTATTGGTACTTTCACCGCCTGATTTCATTACTGCAAATGCCCCTGCGGGGGCATTTATGGAAACGTAATTTACTCAATAATCGCCGGATGGTGAGGGATTCTTTTTGCCAGAATTCAGCGCGGTGCAGCGCATATACGTGGAGAACAAAATGTCATTTATTAAAACTTTTTCCGGGAAGCATTTTTATTATGACAGGATAAATAAAGACGACATCGATATTAACGATATCGCGGTTTCCCTTTCAAATATCTGTCGCTTTGCCGGTCATCTTTCGCACTTCTACAGCGTCGCCCAACATGCGGTTCTTTGCAGCCAGCTGGTGCCGCAGGAATTTGCTTTTGAAGCGTTAATGCATGATGCAACAGAAGCGTATTGCCAGGACATTCCCGCACCACTGAAACGCCTTCTTCCTGACTATAAACAAATGGAAGAAAAAATAGACGCCGTAATCCGTGAGAAATACGGGTTACCCCCAGTTATGAGTACGCCCGTGAAATATGCCGATCTCATCATGCTGGCAACCGAACGCCGCGATCTCGGGCTTGATGATGGCTCTTTCTGGCCTGTACTGGAAGGTATCCCGGCAACAGAGATGTTCAACGTGATTCCACTGGCACCGGGCCATGCCTACGGGATGTTTATGGAACGCTTTAACGAGTTATCGGAGTTACGCAAATGCGCATGAATGTTTTCGAAATGGAAGGGTTTCTTCGTGGGAGATGTGTACCGCGAGATCTGAAAGTAAATGAAACAGATGCTGAATACCTGGTGCGTAAATTCGATGCGCTTGAAGCTAAATGTGCAGCACAGGAAAACAAAGTAATACCAGTGTCAACTGAACTGCCACCAGCAAATGAAAGTGTTTTGTTATTCGATGCTAACGGAGAAGGCTGGCTAATTGGCTGGCGTTCTCTCTGGTACACCTGGGGACAAAAAGAAACCGGAGAATGGCAGTGGACATTTCAGGTCGGGGACCTTGAAAACGTCAATATCACTCACTGGGCAGTAATGCCAAAAGCACCGGAGGCTGGAGCATAATGACCACTTTTACCGACAAAGAACTGATTAAAGAAATTAAAGAGCGTATCAGCAGCCTTGACGTGCGAGACGATATTGAGCGCCGTGCTTATGAAATCGCACTCCTATCTCTGGAAGTAGAACCAGATGAACGCGAAGCTTATGAATTATTCATGGAAAAGCGTTTCGGTGACTTAGTAGATCGTCGGAGAGCAAAAAACGGCGATAACGAATACATGGCATGGGATATGACTCTCGGTTGGATCGTCTGGCAGCAACGAGCTGGTATCCATTTTTCAACAATGTCACAGCAAGAGGTGAAATAATGGAGCCATACAGCCTCACACTCGATGAGGCCTGTCATTTTCTCAAGATATCCAGACCGACTGCCATTAACTGGATACGCACAGGGCGTCTTCAGGCAACACGCAAAGATCCCACTAAGAATAAATCTCCTTACCTCACAACACGACAAGCCTGCATTGCGGCTCTTCAGTCTCCGCTGCATACTGTCCAGGTGAGCGCGGGTGATGGCATAACAGAGGAAAGAAAATGTCACTCTTCCGCAGAGGTGAAATATGGTACGCCAGTTTCACATTGCCGAACGGTAAAAGATTTAAACAGTCTCTTGGAACAAAGGACAAAAGGCAGGCGACAGAACTCCATGACAAGCTAAAGGCTGAAGCATGGCGGGTCAGCAAACTTGGTGAAATACCTGATATAACGTTCGAGGAAGCGTGTGTCAGGTGGCTTGAAGAGAAAGCACATAAAAAATCACTGGACGATGACAAAAGCCGGATCGGATTCTGGCTTCAACATTTCGCAGGGATGCAACTAAGAGACATCACTGAATCAAAAATTTATTCAGCGATGCAGAAAATGACAAACCGGCGTCATGAGGAAAACTGGAAACTCAGGGCAGAAGCATGCAGAAAAAAAGGGAAACCTGTTCCAGAATACACGCCAAAACCAGCGTCCGTTGCAACGAAGGCTACGCATCTTTCATTTATAAAGGCCCTGCTAAGAGCCGCAGAGCGTGAATGGAAAATGCTGGATAAGGCACCAATTATTAAAGTGCCTCAACCGAAGAATAAACGTATCCGCTGGCTGGAGCCTCATGAAGCACAAAGGCTGATTGATGAATGTCCGGAGCCATTAAAGTCTGTTGTTGAATTTGCACTGGCAACAGGCTTAAGACGCTCGAACATCATCAACCTTGAATGGCAACAAATAGACATGCAGCGCCGGGTGGCATGGATAAACCCGGAAGAGAGTAAATCAAACCGCGCAATTGGCGTTGCGCTGAATGATACTGCATGTCGCGTATTGAAAAAACAAATCGGGAATCATCACCGTTGGGTATTTGTTTACAAGGAAAGCTGTACCAAACCAGACGGAACGAAAGCGCCAACGGTCAGGAAGATGCGGTATGACGCAAACACAGCCTGGAAAGCGGCGCTGAGACGAGCAGGTATTGATGATTTCAGATTTCACGACTTGAGACACACCTGGGCAAGTTGGCTGGTTCAAGCCGGAGTCCCGTTGTCAGTGTTACAGGAAATGGGAGGCTGGGAGTCTATCGAAATGGTTCGTCGATATGCTCACCTTGCACCTAATCACCTTACCGAACACGCACGGCAAATAGACTCGATCCTGAACCCATCGGTCCCAAATTTGTCCCAGTCAAAAAATAAGGAAGGTACTAATGATGTGTAACTTATTGATTTAAATGGTGCCGATAATAGGAGTCGAACCTACGACCTTCGCATTACGAATGCGCTGCTCTACCAACTGAGCTATATCGGCCCTGAAAGGACATGTTCACGAACGTGAATCACGGTGGACAAGGTTAAAACTAACCGGGCGATGCGTCAATGGCCTTGTGAATCAAATGGCTACTTTTACATCACCCGGTTTTATTTACGCTCGAATGGTGTAATCACCAATGCCGATCCACTTGTAAGTGGTCAGTGCTTCCAGCCCCATTGGGCCACGCGCGTGGAGTTTTTGTGTGCTTACCGCCACTTCCGCACCCAGACCAAACTGGCCGCCGTCGGTGAAACGCGTAGAGACGTTAACGTAAACAGCGGACGAATCCACTTCGTTAACAAAACGCTGGGCGTTGCGCATATCGCAGGTCAGGATCGCATCGGAGTGTTGTGTGCCGTGTTCACGAATATGGGCGATGGCATCGTCAAGATCGCTGACGATTTTGACGTTCAAATCTAATGACAGAAACTCATCGTCATACTCTTCGGCTTTAACAGCAACCACCTTCGCAGGGCCTGCCTGCAACTGCGCCAGTGCAGCTGCATCTGCGTGTAATGTCACGCCGCTTTCCGCCATTTGTTTGCTTAATGCGGGCAGGAAGCTATCGGCGATGTTTTTATTCACCAGCAACGTTTCAACCGTATTACATGTGCTCGGACGCTGAGTTTTCGCGTTGACGATCACTTTTAATGCTTCAGCGATCTCTACACTTTCATCAACGTAAATATGGCATACGCCTATACCACCTGTGATCACCGGGATTGTCGACTGTTCACGGCACAGTTTATGCAAACCAGCGCCACCACGCGGGATCAGCATGTCGATGTATTTATCCATACGCAGCATTTCACTGACCAGCGCACGGTCAGGATTATCAATCGCCTGCACGGCACCCGCCGGTAAGCCGCAGGATTTCAGGGCGTCCTGAATCACCGCCACCGTTGCAGCGTTAGTGCGACACGTTTCTTTGCCACCGCGCAGGATCACCGCATTACCGGTTTTCAGGCACAGCGAAGCGACATCAACCGTCACGTTCGGGCGCGCTTCATAAATCACGCCAATAACCCCCAGCGGTACGCGACGACGCTCAAGACGCAGGCCGCTGTCCAGTACGCCGCCATCGATTACCTGCCCCACCGGATCGGCGAGGTTGCACACCTGACGTACATCGTCGGCAATGCCTTTCAGCCGTGCGGGCGTCAGTGCCAGACGGTCAAGCATCGCTTCGCTAAGGCCATTGGCTCGCGCGTCAGCAACATCCTGGGCGTTAGCGTTGAGGATGATTTCGCTTTGTGCTTCCAGTTCATCGGCGATTTTTTCCAGCACGCGATTTTTTTCGCGGCTGGAGAGTTGCGCTAATTTATACGAGGCTTGCTTCGCGGCAATGCCCATTTGTTCCAGCAT